TTATTTGCCCCCGGTGTATTCAACGTGCCCGATACATCCATCAATAATAGCTTGCGCCATATTGCGATAATCACGCGAATAATCATTATCACGGTTAAAGTCAATCTCTTTCGCCGCATCCTCACCAATAACCTTCGTAGCCAGCGCAAACGCAATTTGCGCCAGCGCTTTTTCTTTCGGATCAACGTATAAATAATAATTATAAAAGCCCCATTCAATAGCATTTTCTTTCTGTATACTGCCTTTTTCTGTGTATACCCCGTATTTATCACCTATAAATTTAAACATTAAAATCCCAATGTGATAGCCATCAGGATAATAACAATCAAGCCACACGCCGCACGGAGGCTTTTCTCCTGGCTTCCATTCAGTAACTTCCGGCGCATCGCAATCATGCCGCTCATCTTTGATTAATTCATCAATGATTTCACTTTCTTTATTCATGCCGTCATCATCCTTTTCAGGGTAACGCACAAAGCGCCACGTATTAGCCATCAACGTATAAGATTCGCCGCCAACCTTAGATCCTGCGTAATACTCCGTACCAAAATCGTAATAGCTCGAAAACGTTGTCACTTCGAAAGGCGGAATATCAACGCGGAACCTGTGAAGCATTGTGCCTATTGCACGAGGTGTTTTATTTGCCATATTACGCCACCGTTACATTGTCAACTTTGATAAAGTATTCAGGGTGATTTTCTATTTCGTGCTTGAAGTGCGCGTGACACAATCGCCACTCCCGCGCCTGGTTGTGGAAGTAATAAACATATTCGCCATCAACCTTATACAAAATTCCTGTAGGTTTAGCCATGTAATAACGCGCCATTATTGCCCCCAGCGTTTTATGAATTCCTCATTTAATTTCGTATCACCAGACCATTGGACATTATGTTCAGCACCGAACGAGTAAATTAATTCGATTAGTTCACTGAATTCCGATTTACTCATCCGGCTTGTAGACGTTCCCAATACAACGAAGCCGGATTTATCCAGGTTAGGGACGACGCCATATTTCTTAAGCCCGGCAGTAAATACCGCTTTCCAGTCTTCCGGCGACAGCTTCTTGCCGTACCAATTAACCTGATCGCTAATGTCGGTTAACAGCGCCCACAAAAGGCTATTTTGACTCAGCGAGCGGGTTTTCTCCTGGATGGTAATTATCAGCGGGCTTTTGCTATCAGGCTGGATCTCTCTTATCTGCCTGATAGCATTTTCTTTCACGGCGTCGTTGACTATCTCAAATCTAATTTGCCGCATTATTTCTTTTCGCCTTATTTTTCGCTTTGTATTCCTGCCAGCTTTCCCAGCGTGCCTTTATAATCGCATCAAGGCTTATTAATCTTGAAGAAGTCATAAAAGCGCCTTTTAAATATTTCAGGTCAACCGTAACAGGTTTATCAGGATCATCGCCGCGCTTGTATTCCGCAATAGTGCTTAAATCCTCCACGGTCAAATCTAAATCCTTGTTCATAATCCCCCCCTTTTTTTACACAATCCGCATTGTGTTTCTTAATTCCCCGCGCAGCGCCTGCAACGCTTCACGAATTGGAACAAAAACCCGTTTAAATTTTACGTATTTATATTTCCGCATTAGTGGAGGTGTATAAACCATCGCGCCGCGAGAATCGCACGGAAAACGAAAATGTGATTCATCAATGAATGTTTCAACTGAATAAAAGATTACTCGCCTCATAATTCCAACCCCGTTTCCCCGTTAAGTTTTTCGATCTCAAATACTGGTTTATCCGGTAGCAGGCCGTTATTTTTCCGGTATTCGTTCAGGCGACTGTCAAAATCAAACGCGAGATCATTAGCGTGACCGAAGCGCCCAGGTTTAAACAGTGAATAAAAGTTAAGACCGTGCTTATTGACATCAATACAAAGTGTTTCATCCAGCACCATTAAACGCAGCGTGCGCGAAAGGTAATTCCACGGGATGCCAGTTTCCGCGCTAATATCTCTCATTCGCTTTCTAACGTTGTAGTCAGTAAATAACGCGGCTACACGCTCGCGTCGTTGTTCGTATAAATATTTAATTCGATAGCCCAGCAAGCGGCGGCGCGGGCCGAAATATGTGTACACCCGTTCGACCAGGTTAATATCGATCAGGTGTTTAACTGTTTCCGGTAAGCATCCGGCCTCGTCATATTCCGCTGATAATCCGGTTTTCTGGCGTAGCTGGTGCATTGTTGCGATGCCGTCCAGTTCAAGGATATTGATAACTTTTGTTTCAAGTTCAATGCTCATTGTTTTTCGCCTCGTTTTAAGCGCGAAAACAGCCACCAGAAAGCGGTCAACTTTCCGGTAAGCCGTTTACTCAAGTTAATTAAAAAGATGCGTTATTCTGGTTATTTCGTGGGGAGAATCGGCTTGTCGCCGGACGTTGTTGCATTGACTGGATGCAAGCGGACGCGGCGCGGGCCTGGTCGCATGGAATGATATTGCCGTTATCGTCAAACCGCTGGTAAACAGTCCCCGTTTTCCCGTGACGGTTTTTTGAAACGATGATCTCCATGTATTCGCGGGCAACTGATTGTTCGTTGTAGTAGCCGTCTCGGTAGACCATGATGATCCGGTCCGCGTCTTGTTCCAGATTACCGGAATCACGCAGATCGGAATTGTTCGGGCGCTTGTTCGGTCGTTCTTCAACGCGGCGGGATAATTGCGCCAGCGCCGCCACTGGCACGCGCAACTCTTTCGCCATCATTTTCAATGACCACGACAATTGCCCTACCGCGAGATCATGACGTTCGGCCTTAGCCAGCTTCATTAACCCGATGTAGTCAATCATTACCATTCCCAGGTTAGGATGGTCCTGTTTCATCCGTTCGACGGTGGCGCGTATTTCCTCGACCGTTAACTGCGATGCGTCAACAATCCACACGTCGAGATCGGCAAGTGCGCTCATTCCCTGCGCAACGTGCGCCCATCCTTCGTCGTCCAGTTTTACCGGATTACGTAGGCAATCCGTTGATAAGTTCCCAGCGCCAGCGATCGCGCGTTCAGTCATCTGATCGAGCGACATTTCAAGCGTGAACAGCAAAACGCCGACCCGTTGGCCTTCTCCGCCAGGGTATGGACGTTCAGCCGCCGCGCGGGCAATTGCCAACGCCAACGCCGATTTACCAGACCCAGGGCGTCCGGCGATAAGCACCAGATCAGTAGCGTTAATACCGCCTAACATTTCGTCGAGTGGTTCGATCCCTGTTTTGATGTTGTCAGAATTGACACCACATTCCATACGTTTACTTAAGACTTCCGTATATTCCTGTACCGCGTCGCGCAACAGCACCGGAATAATCTTGTCTTTCGTTGTTTTTAATTTTGAATACCGGGAATCAAAATATTTCATCGTCTCTCTGACAACTTCTAGCGTCCCGGTTTCCAGTTTGTAGCGGATATCCTCCATCAGTTCCAACATTTGCCGCCGCTGGTATTCCTCCTGCAATAGCGTGGCGTACCCCTTCAGGTTGGCAGCAGATGGACACGACCGCGCCGTTTGCATTAACGGGATGAAATTTTCGCTACCGATTTCATCACCGACTATCAGCGCGTCAATAAGGTTTCTGTTTCTGGCTTGCGCCCGGATGATCTCAAACGCTCGTTTATATAGTGGAATGGTGAAGACTTCAGGATCGAGCGTGGCAAGAACATCTTGCGCGTTAGGGGTAAGCCCGCCCAACAGGAGGCCGCCTATCACAGCCGCTTCCCGTTCCTGGCGTAATGAGTTTATTTGCTCAGTCACCATTATGGTATTGCCTCCGGTTTACAAAATGGGATATTCAGGGTAATAAACAAAGCGCCCGATTTCCCCATAATCCGGGCTGTAAATTATTACCGCCGCCAGCCGCCGCGACCGCCAGCCGCCATTCGTTGAATAAGCGTCTTTACCCGCTAACGTGCCGTGATACTCAACAACGCCTAACGATGATTCAATTAGCCGTTGGTGGTGCCAGTGCCCGCAGTGGGCGTAAACCGCCGCCGACTTGCCGAAATCCTCCCGCCAGTCAGAGATGCAGGCCGCCAACAAATTTTCGGGTTTTTTGATAGTGTGCCCGTGATGATAGGCAAGGAATGTTTTGCCGTACTGCGTGTGGTGGACGATAGCAGGGGACACATCAACCGTCACGCGTGGTTCATCTTCGTAAAAAGCCGCCAGCGCCGCACGTAGCCAAATCATCCCCGATTGATCATGATTTCCGCTAAGCACCTGGATCTCGACGTCCTTATGATTTAGTAACATCTTCCCGACCGCCCGCCGGACCGACCGGATCGCCACGTAAACAAGTTTTGCGTAGCGACTATCCTGATCAAGAATATGACCGCTTGTTGGTGTAACCGGGATCATCCCATCAGAATGAAGTAGATCCCCACCCAACAGCAAAACAGCCTTTTCAGACATTGGCGCAGTGCCTACCGCGTAGTCGAAGAAATCATTTAGTACGCGTTCAGCGATCCCGGTGTCGTAGCTCTCGCCGCATTCCGCCTTGTGCGCAAGTGCACCGATATGAAGATCGAACACCGGATAAAGGGCCAGGCTTTTTTGGAAATCAATCTCAGGCACTGGCACGGCCTCCGCGCGGGGTATCTCTTCAGTGAATGCATCGCAAGCCGCTTGCATTAGCCTTTCCATTTCATCGCGATCACGTGCTGTTTTAATCCAGCGCATAATCACATTGCCATCCTTATCAACGAGCAATGATTCACCATTGACACCAAAACCAGGCGCGCGGCGTGTGGATATTAAACCGCGCTTCGCCAGCCGTGCGCCCAGCCGTTCGACGTTGCGTTTTGCCATTCCATATTCTTCGGCTATTTGCTTGTAAGTTTTCCCCTTCTCGTACTCAGCGATCAGTTGTTCATCGCTGATCTTTCTTTGTGACATAACGTTATTTCCTCCGGTTTACATTTTGTATACATCAGGATATAGCACAACGAAAAAACTTGCACCCCAAATAATCTTCAATGCATTTTTGTCTTATCGCATCGCTTTTTACTTGCCGTTTGTGATGTGATTCATCAATTTCTACAGCAACATTATTCACAGGATCGTAGCCATCGATAAAATACTTATTGCCAGCAACATTAACAGGATATTGCCTTATTAATTTAACACCCTTTAGTTTTTCATACATAGTTAAACCAGCGTGTTCATAACGCTTTCTAATCATATTTTTACAATGACCGCTCATTTCTGATAATTTCGCGTCGCATTCCTTTTTTATTTCCTCAATTACATCCTTGTCGCTTTTTAATTTAATAAAGTTTTCTATGTCGTTATAATTCCCGCACTCAAAATTATTACTAAGCCCTTTACTTTCACCCCATATATGATACTTTTCTGCTATCTTATCGCTAATATACCTTTCATATCCATAATTTGTTTTAACTATAAAATATTCAATATTTAAATCAATGGTAAACTCATCATTATTGAGGTGTTCAGCTAAAAACGTATCTGGATCTGCAATATCGCTTGAATGGAACAACCTTACCCATAGTTTTTCTATTGATACTCCGCGAGTAACGAACAACCATTTTTTATACTTTTCAGCATCTTCTTTTGACACATACACAGAACATCGACCAGGAGTATCACTCGTTTCAACATAGTTGTTACACCATAAAATATAATTATAAGCGTAAGGACTATCTTTTTTGGTATTATTTGAATATTTATTAAAGACATCTTGCAAGTCAACTAATCCACAAGATTCAATAACTGGCTTAACCCAATTTTCATTATATTCATAATGTCTATATTTACCAGGTGTAACGAATCTAATAAACGTTATAGGTGTGATATACACATCATCACCATCAATAATAAAATCCTTGTATTCCTCAAATCCGTAAAGATCAGAATATTTAACAAATGATTTAAGTCTATCAATCTTAAGTTCAGAAACCAGATTATTAACAGACAGTAATTGCGTGTCCTTACAATTGAGTTTCATATGATAAGTAGCAATCATATATACCTCCTTTCTTAATTTTCTATATAACGCCTCAGACGCGCTACAACGCAAAATCCCACCGCGTAACACGTTTGCACATGTTGCAGTGTCTTATTGCGTCAGTGGCGCTAAAAAGTGGCTTAAAATCGAATTTAATCAGGCTGGGTAGTTATGGATGCGCAAGCAGGTACAACCCGCCGAACAGCATCACGTTAACAGCGATAGCCATCGCGATCGCGAAAGCCAGGGCGAACATGCGTTTACCGTTCATAGCTAAATCCTCCCTCAATCGCTTTCTAACGAGCTAATCGCAAAAAGGTAAGCAAGTGTAGCACCCCATGCGATTTAGCTCGCTGGTGAGCTTGTTTTGTGGGTAATTTTGGTTTTTTGGTAATAATGGATAGTCAAAGAACGCCCGCGCGCGTGTCACGTAGCGTTTTTGGTTTAAGTAGGAAATCAAGTGTCGCGGTAAAGCCATTGCCGAAGTAAAAATCTGAAGCCGTGTTTTTGAACGCTTCAAAGTAAGCGATAAAGCCAGTGATGCTTTTGTCTTTCAGGTAGTCAGTGAACGCATAGATCTTACGTTCCAAATCCCGATCCAGTTCGGCAGGCGGTAACAGGCCGTCAAATGTCTGGTTAAATGCTGATACCACGACAGCAGCGTTAACAGTAGCTGTAACTCTTCGCCATTGTTCAGCATCAGCCAGATACCCATCAAACTTAGTTACCCGGCAAATGTTGATAGGCTTAGGTACTCCACTCCGGCTATGCCATTGTGTTAAAGCCCACTCAATTACTAATGTGATCTCTTCCTCCGTATATGCCTTACGTGTTTTTGTTTCTGTCAGTAGTTCGATGAATGGTTTAGCGTCACGACATTTGCATCCTGCTTTTTCGTTGTAGAAAGCCAGACAACGCAAGGCGGCTTCGCTTATCTGAAAGTCACCCCCCTGATTGACCGTTTTTTGTTCATTTTCGCTAATACACGAAGTGTATATATCTTTTTCTATTTCTTCTTCTAATTCTTCTTCTAATTCTAATTCATGACCCTGCCATGACCCGGTCATGACCCTATCATGACCTTTTGGCGTTGGGTTGATTAACTTTTCTAATTTGAATTGTTCTTTTGCTGCATTTATAGCAGCTCTGTAACCACTCTTAGAAGTCATTGATTGGTCCAGCCTTTTCAATAACTTTAAGCATGTTATATGGCCTTGAGAACATTCAAATAAACCAATTTCGATGAAGTATTTCATCATTTCTTCTACACGTTTTTCAGTCGAACCGACATTTCGCGCGATGATTCTCGCGTCATGTCGAAGGTCGAAAGTGAGATTATGCTGATCTACGTCATAAGTGATTAGTTCGAGGCAGTACCAATAAAGACCGTATCCTTCCAGACCATAATCGAGCAAAACGTTTTGAAGTTTTTCATCGCGGTTCGCATCGCTATCATGCTTAAACCACTTCATGGATCATTCCTCCGGCAGCATTACCAGGTAAACGTCATTTACCGGGTAAGGGTTACAAATAAATCCTTTGTGCGTTAATCCGTCGATAGCAACCATTACCGTATTTACAGGAAGTTCACACATTTTTGCGATTTCTTGGTGTGACACCCTGGCGTGGCGGCGGTTATCCGCCTTTTCAGCCAAAGCCATTAAGACAAGTTTTTGAATCGGGCTGTTAAGTTCCACTTTCCAGGCTTCAGTCATCATGTGCATACTCATTGATTTTTCTCCTATGGTTAAAATGAACGCGCGGGCGGGTATCCCATTAGCATTAGATAGCAGTGATTGACCGCTCAACAGATCCCGCCGTTGCGTGATATTTGTTTTTCGCTTCGCAGCGACACCGGGTTTTTAAAGAGCTTTTAAGGTATGCGCCTTTTTGTGCTATTCCCTTATCTTTTTTCTTGCATCCTTGCAAGTCTGGCTTTACCTTGTCTGCAAGTTTACAGAATGGCGTTTTTAGGTCAAGACTTGAAAAATACATTTTGTGACTTGCATCAAACTTTTTAGGGCGATAGGGTAGCGACATGAAAACAAAATGGTATGACTTAGCTAAACAACTCATGCGGGCGCAAGGTATGAGCCAGGATTCATTGGCGGATCTCATGGGGATCACAAAGGGCGGCTTATCACACTGGCTAAATGGTCGTCGTGAGCCTAACCTGGAAGATATTGCGCGGATCATGCGGGCGCTTGGTCGTCGGCAGTTTACGGTCACACATGATGGGATGGTTATTGATGATTCACTTTCTAATACACTGCCGGGAGCGCCACCGCTCGACGTAGGGCGTTATCCGGTGATTGACTGGAAAGACGCAGGAAACTACATGGAAGAAGCAAAACGCGCATCATTACCGCACGTTAACACTAGCGTGATTTGTTCGGATGATAGTTATTGGCTGGTTGCAAAAGGTGAATCGATGAACGCGCCGCAAGGATTGAGCATCCCGGCGGGAACGATGATACTTGTTGATCCACACGCGCCAGCTATTGACGGCAAACTGGTTATAGCCCAATTGGAGGAAGGGCAAACGCCGACGTTTAAACAGTTGATTATTGATGGAGGTCAAAGGCTTTTACGTTCGCTTAATCCGTTGTATCCACCAATCCCGCTAAATCCTGAATCAAAAATTATTGGCGTGGTGGTGGACGCGAAGATCGTAAATCTGCCATAAACATTAGCCGCCGGATGGCGGCTTTTCTTTGCCCAGAAAGCACCAAAATGTAAACCGAGAACGGGTTTTATCATTTAAATATCAATGAGATAGAAAATATTTTAAAAAAGTATACAAAATGGATTGACTCGACATATCACAGGGCGTATATTGCGAGTCAAAGGAAGGAGACAGGAAACAAAAACACCTTCCAGGCACTTTAAAAATCAGGCTTAACACCTTGTCAACCGTGGAGTAACTCCCCGATGTGGGACCGAAAGCGGCACTGATAACAAGGCGCATGGGGTGTTTAAAGCGTTACATCCCCCACGAAACCGCACGCAAGGCGACGAGTCAGATCACTTGGATTGAGTGGTGTCACACCGGAAACGGCGATGATTGCGGGATTAGTTGAACGATGTTAAGCCATTCTCTTTAACAATCTGGTCGCTACTGAAATGTAGCAAACATGATTTTAACTAAGGAGAAAAGATTATGAATGCGAAGATCATTTACGGTAACTGTGAGAGCAAATTAAATGCACGGAAGCGCCGCCGGATGAAGCGGGCAGCCGAACAAGACGAAGGCCCGCACATACAGAAGATTGATAAAGTGGAAAAAGCTATTCGCTTTGCAAATGAGGAAAGATGCAAATCAAATAGCGTTAAAGAACGTCGCAAGGGCGCGACAAAATGGTATCAGGAAAATGAAAGCGGCAACTACTTCCACGCAACGCAGCCGCGCCAGCTTTGGGAGATCCCGTTAGATAAAGTTCGATACCATTAATACAAAATGTATACAATCGGAGGTGACATTATGGTTATTCAGGCGCTTCAATTCAAACTGGCAGTAGCGGAAATGCTTCACGATGCCGAAATGTGGAGCGCCGCGAATAAAGCCTTATACGTAGTGTTAACAGCGAAGGAGATCAAATAGTGAAAACAGAGTTACACAAAAAACTGTGGACGATTCAGCAAACACTGAACGCGCCAAAAGGGCAATACAATAAATTCGGTGGCTATAGCTATAGGTCGGCTGAGGATATTTTAGAGGCTGTCAAGCCACTGCTTCAAAACGTCACATTAATGGTTAGTGATGAAATTGTCCTGATTGGTGATCGCTATTATGTGAAAGCTACGGCGACACTAAGCGACGGTGAAGATTCAATCTCAGCTACTGCGTTCGCCAGGGAGGAAAAAGAGCAAAAGGGCATGACGGCGGGCCAGTTAACAGGGGCGACATCAAGTTACGCGCGAAAATATGCTTTAAACGGCTTGTTCTGTATTGATGACGCGAAAGATTTAGATACTGATGCTTACGCTAAGCAGACAGGACAACAGCCGCGACAGCAGAAAAACCCGCCAAAACAACAACCACAGCAGCCGAAAGCGCCGCCAAATCCTGATGAAGTATTAGCGCGTTTCTGTGATGCAGCATCGAAAGCGCCGGACGAAAAAGCGCTTAAAGATATTTTTGCTAAATGCTGGAAGTTATTACCTGAAAATTCAGAGCAACGACAGAAAGCAAGCGACGTATACCAGATCAGAAAATCAGAGCTTAACGGGGAGATGGGTTAATGAGTTTAAATTCAATTACGCTGGGCGGGAATATCGGAAATGACATGGAAGTCCGCTACACGCAAAACGGTAAAGCGATCGGTAACTTCCCGTTAGCTGTAACGAATGGCTACGGTGATAATAAGCGGGTAATGTGGATCACTTGTCTGGTATTTGGTGAGCGTGCGGAAAAATTAGCGCCACATATCCGCAAGGGTGGAAAAATTGTTGTAAGCGGTCGCCTGGATGTTCGGCAATATGACCGGAATGACGGCACGAAGGGGACTGCGGTAGAAGTGGTGGTTAGTGAGTTTGAATTCATGAACGTTAACCAACAGGGCCAGCAGCAAGGCCAGCAGCAGAAAGCGCAACCGCAAAACAATAATGGAAACTATCCGCCGCCGGATGATTTCGATCCAGATATCCCGTTTTAGAATCGATAGGTTAGTGATGGGCGATTATTTAAAACCGCCGCCGCCACCACGAACAAAAGAGCAAGTATTGAAAGAAGCCCGTGATCAAATCGATCGCGGGTTTTTTATTGCTGGTAGTTCGGCTGAACGGATGGCGAAAAGATTTAGTGACCTGTACGCAAAGCAAATATGGTTCGACAACTGGCAGGCAAGTTTTTACCCACTGCAAAGAAAACAGGATATGCATTGGCCTGAATATGTCGATCCACGTATGCGCAAATATCGCGGGCGTATGGGCCAGGTTATTAACGATTAATGAGGTGTCAATCATGATCGAAGATAAAGAAGTCGATAAAGAAATACCCGACGGTGCTGACGAGCTTGTTACTTTTAGCGGCGGCTTATATGAATTCGAAACGTCTGCGGGTTGGCATGACCACTGGAATTTTCCAACGCGCCAGGAATTAAGCGACCGTAAATCATTTGGCGAAGATGCCGAACGCCTGGCGAATAATAAATGGCTTGATAAATTCATAGCGGAGGGTGGCAAATGAATCTCGCAAAAATTGCCGCATTGCTGGCGGCGGTAGCGGTGGCGGTGCTGTATCTCAGCGTATCGCTTTATATTACGGTGGCGATCATCAAACTGATTACTAATATGTGAGGCTAATTATGAAAGTCAGTAAGGATATTGTAACGGTCGCGTTTTGCGTTATTTGCTTCCTGTTTACGGTTGTCTTTTGTGGCGCACTGGCGGCGGTGATTGGCCTTATTGGTAAAGGGGTGATGTGATGATGTTATGGGATGCAAAGGCGGGTGATCTCGTTGTTTTGCCCGCATATCGTAGTGACCCCGGTCTGGTCGTGCTGAATAAAACATGTAGCGACTTTGAGCGCCCGATCCTCGTTCAATACCTTGATGGTACGCTGATCGAGCCGCGTTATTTTGACAGTATCACGCTGAAGGCCCGCAATGTTCGCGTTAAGCCTTTCCGGGCTTATGTTGAAGACCACTGGCGGCAGTTGTTCGCCGGATTGAATGGGATGTTTGGCGTATGGCTATAAAATTAGTGAAAGTTAAAGACCTGAAAGGCGGCGAAAAGATCCGCACGTGGTATGGCTATAAATTTATTGTCGCTGCCTTTTCTTTCGGGCCAGGGGGTCAAGTAACATTATTTGATGAAGAAGACGACGAGGTGGGTAAATGGCATCTTGAGCAATACGTCGAGGTGTTAAATGAAAATTAAATTCCATAAAGCATATGATAGCGAAACAAACAAGCTATCACTATTTATCGAATTCGAACGCCGGATCGTGGTTGTGCCCTGGGCACGGCGCTTTAATGACGCCGCCGGACGTAGACAATTCGCGGTCGATATGCTGTTACGCGGTTGCGGCCTTATGCGTCCGCTATCTGATTTAAAAAGAATGATGCCGGGATCGTTCGGTCAGATTGATGAAATAGAAATAAGCCCGGAAGAACTGAAACGGGAGCGTGATTTATTCCTTTCAAGCGAAGGTATCCCGTTTAATTCAGAAACTGAAATGCGATGGCATCACCCGTTATAAGGATAAATATCATGAACGACATCAAAACAGCTTATTCACTTGGCAGCGAAGGCATGTTAATCACTCGCTACACAGAGGACGCATGTTTTCATGAAGTGGAAACAAAGAACTACCACGAAGTCATTAAAGATATGGACGCGGGCGTGTATGACGGGGATTTAAACCTGGCGCTACAAATTGCTGATCTTGTAATGGATGCGTCAATGCGCGATTACGTATCTTTGAATGCGGAAGAGAAAACATCGGTAGCGCGTTACGTCTTCTGCCTTACTTTCGTAAAACGCATGGAAGAAGATTTTGGACGTGTACCAGTACCGGAAGAACTGGATCCGCTTGCATATGGTAGCGCGGTGATTGTCCCGCTGGGCGAAGGGGCGATGGGTAGTGCTTCATTATATACAATCCGTGAACTGATGCGCGATATCCTTGAGGCTGGCGTACTTCAGAAAGCGGTTGAAAATGGACACATCGAGGATAACGCAAGGCAATTTATGCCGCTTATTTATGGCGAGATGGTCGGCAATGATATGCGGGCTAATGATTTTGGCGTCCGGGCGGTGGCGTCAGTGCTGAATGAAGCGCGGAAACGTGCACAGCCAATGCCTCACCCGGAAAAACGTGTACTGCATTAATCGCGTGATACCGATCACATAAATATACATTTTGTATTGTCCCGCTGTATCCGTTTTGTAAACTGAAGTCGAAAGGTATACAGCACGGAGGGCGGGAAGATGACAAACTTTGAACGTAACCACAAAAGCAAAGTAAACCCGCATTTCATTATTGAGCGCACGTTAGGCGGACTATTCGCGATCCTTGTCCCAGCGGCGGCTGTAATGCTCGTTTACATGGTCATCGACATGATCATCAAAGCCTTTAACAACGGGATCTGTATGTACGCAGTTTGCTATTAACGAGGTGCGATATGGAAAACCAGATCATGCTGTATTGCGTAGAAGGTGGCGTAGGTCCGGGCGCTTACGTCGCGGGGCGGAAATATCCAGCAAACGAAGTGCTAAGCCATGAACAATGGCGGGAGGACGCTTATCACGTAACTGTATGGGGCGCGGACGTCCAGGGCGTCGAGATGATCGGCATCGAGATGTATTTAGGGCGCTTCGATTACGCGGTTATGGAGGCTTAATCATGTGGCTGATTGATTTAATCCTGGCTTGCTGGTTGATTGTTCTGGTTGGTTTTGTCGGGTATTTCGCTTGGGAAGAGGGAAAACACAATGGACGCTATTGACTGGCGAGAGTGGTTTTATTACGACGGAGTCAATCTAATTTGGAAGAAACCTACTGGTTTCAGGGTTAAAGCCGGAGACGTAGCAGGGAGTACTCTGTATGAGGGTGGGTACAGGGGTTTATGTTTTGCGGGAAAAGGTATTGCGTTCACAGGATAATATGGGAGATGCACAACGGCCCAATCCCGGAAGGCTATCAAATAGACCATATAGACATAATCGCCTTAATAATAGGCTTGATAACCTTCGAATAGTGACGAGACAGGAAAACGCAAAGAATAGAGCTAAGCAGAAAAATAACACTTCTGGATGCACGGGTGTTTATTGGGATAAATTAACTCAGAAATGGAGATCTTATATTACCGTTGACGGAAAGAAAAAATATCTATGCTACTCAGATAGCATAGATGAAGCGATCGAAGCGAGGCGTAAAGCTGAAATCGAGTACGGGTATCATGAAAACCACGGGAGGTAAGGAATGAGTGCGAATGAGGCCGAGTTTTACTTCATGGTTTGTTGCTGGGGGATCGTGGCGGTTGGTTTGTTTCTCCGCTGGGTGATTGAAAAATATTTGTGAGGCTGAATATGAAAAAGGTTGGCGAATACATGATACCGGATAACGCTAAATTAGCCGGAATCGGTCAATTGGGTTGTTATTACTATAACTGCGTTGGTGATATTTATCAGGTCAGTATTGTTGGCGGTGTACAGCATTTTCGCTTGATGCACTTTGAATTAAGCGAACTTAAAAAGGCGGTGTTAATGTATGAAGTTTAAACACTACAGAGAATGGAAAATTCCAGAAGCAGCAACAAAGGCCGCACCTGGTAATTTTTCGGGCGTTTATTTTTATATGGATGGCAAATGGTATTTCGGCAGCAGGCCGGATCACTATTATCAAGAAATGTGTAAGCCTCACGTATGGGATATTAAAGAACGCGTGAAAGGCGGGGTAATTGAGGACGTTTAAATGTTAAGAGAAGTGTTTCACTTTTTTGGGGCGTGGCTTTCAGCCGCGCTTTTATTTTTCCTGGCGTGCGCCGTTGTTATTGCCGTCCTGATCGTCGGCGCAATGTTTATCACATGGTCGCTTCCTGATGTTCAGTCGTGGGCGGAATTGCTTTTGGGTATACGCGTGCTATTCGCTTTTAGTGTTTTCGTGGGTTTTTTCTGGGTGGCCTCGACTTATTGAGATGATCCGTGGTGATTATATGGCTTTATTCAACCTGTCAGAGCCGCAATTCAACGCCGTAAAAACTGCCGCACGCGCGGCGCTTTCTGCCTGCAAAGCAGAGGTAGAAAGAAACGGATATAGCGATAAAGCCACGCGGCTGATATTAGATAAGCATTATCGCAAGGTCGCCCCGCTAATCAGTATTGAGCGTTTTGTGTGGTTGGTGGGATATCTGAATAACCGCTGGGGAGCAGATCAGGATTATTTCTAAGGGGGCGTAATGAAAAATGATTACGGCGGAAGCCATACGCCAAAAGAAATAAAGGACTTATGGCAAACGCCAAAACCCGTTTTAGAGGAATGGACCGTGAATTCGAATTCGTCGCGGATGTGGCGGCAAACAAGGCAAACGCATTAGTTCCGCGATATATAACCGAAGAGATGGACACACTCCATTATCCGTGGGGAGCGGTAGCAATGCCTGGTGAATATGTCTGGCTTAATCCGCCATATTCGAATCCGGGGCCATTCGTAGATAAGGCAGCGATGGAACATCACCGAAATCATATTGGCTGTGTAATGTTGTTGCCCGCTGATATCTCTGTTAACTGGTTTATGAACGGCCTGGAGACGGCAAGCGAATGTCGCTTAATCACGCGCGGGCGGCTGGCGTTTATTAATGCTGCGACGGGTAAGCCAGCAAGCGGAAACAATAAAGGGAGCTTGTTCTTGATCTGGCATCCACGGTGCAAACATGAATGTATTTTCACGCAGATAACACGTAAAGAGCTATACGCAAGAGGTGCAAATAATGACTAAGGCAACAGATTTATTGAGACTTGCGGCGGAAACCATAGAGCAAAGAGGTAAGCAAAACGGATACGACAAAAAAGAGGAAAAATCAGCGCCAAAAATAGCCGCTATTTACAACGCTAAGAAGGGGGCAAATTTAACCCCGCTTGATGTATGGGATCTACTAATTTGTCTCAAGGAGGCGCGATTAGAAGCTATTTTGAGCAATAATAGCGATCCGACAGACACGCTAATTGATTTGATTAGCTACAACGCGCTAAAAGCGGAGCAAATATTAACGGAGCGGGAGGAAGAACAAAAGAAAAAACAGGGCGTTTTTGATCTCCCTATCGGTGGATTGAAGAAAACTTTTGCTGATCTTGCTGGACCAGAGCCATCTATTGCACCAGGGACAATCCCAACTGTGATGTTTAACGGTGGTGAGATTATTAATCGGCTTGATGTGAAGTTTGACAACGAATCACTATTACGCGCGGCGGGGTATCATAAAAATGGAAAGGGTGACAATTGACAGGTTATTAGCCTGCGTTTATGTCGCCGTTTTCGTGATCATCAATCTTATTGTTAACCATTGCGGCCCGTGGGTAATTCCGATCACCACGGTAGCCGCTGTGTGTGTCAATATGATGATCCGTGACTTCCTGTTATATGACGGCGGCCTGAAATGGTCGGCTACAACATGCGCCGCCGCTGGCGCAATCACTGTGCTGATAAATTACGATGCCGGAATGGTGGCGATCGCGTCATTTGTCGCGGTTGTTTCCGGTGCGCTTATTTCTGGCGGCGTTTACCGGGTTTTGCCTGGTGACTTTGATTCAAAACGATGGCCTGCAAATATAGCGTCCGCCATAGGTGATGCGTTAATTTTCCCAACGCTATCGTTTATGGCATTTATGCCGGAAATATCAGCTATGCAATTTATCTCAAAAATGGCAGCGGTAACGGTGATTACTATCATCATGCGCCGCTATTTCACGTTTGAGGGTAGAAAATGAGCGGGCTTAGAAATTGGGTGGTGTGGTCGCTATATGACGGCAGCGGGTACGCCGTTAAAGATTGGGCGGACGCTGGTTATAAATGTTATTGCTTCAACTATGACGGCGCTAATCACGGGGATTATGACGGGGTAAAAATAATTCATCCCAATATTGAATATGTCAATGTCTGGATTGATAGCCATTTCCTGGTAATGTTCTCCCCTGAATTGTCTGTATATCCAGATCCTGACATTATCCTGGGCTTTCCTCCATGCGACAATCTCGCCGTTTCAGGCGCTCGCTGGTTCGCTGATAAACGGAAAAAAGACCCTGACTTCCAGGTGAAGGCGGCGCATAACGCAAAACTGGTAGAAAAACTGGCGAATATGTATAACGTGCCGTGGATGGTAGAAAATCCGGTAGGCGCACTATCAACGTTATGGCGTAAACCGGATTTTATCTTCAATCCGTGCGCTTATGGTGGCTACCTGCCGGAAGATGATAAACATCCCGCTTTCCCGGAATACATCGCCGCCCGCGACGCCTACACGAAGAAAACATGTATTTGGTGTGGGAATGGATTTAAGCAGCCGCTATTCCGGCCTGTACCAATGCCGGATGAATGGGAAGACAGTAAGCAGCACGCGAAGTTAGGCGGAAAGTCGAAGCGCACTAAGATGATCCGCTCACTAACGCCGCGCGGCTTCGCCCGTGCTGTATTCCTGGCTAACGACCGGGCCATCACGCGGACGACGCTTAACCGCGTTTTACCGGACTAAAGTTTACAAAATGGCGTCATTGTGTGATTAGCGTCACATAATGGCGCTTTTTACTTTGTCCAGGTGCATCCATTTTGTATACTGCAATCAAACGAAATGCTCTTTAAAAATCCGGCCCCGCTGAAATGCGGAAACACATCGCCTAACAGAAGGAGATCAAATTATGAACGATGACAGGTATGCGTGGCATGACGACTACGAGCGCGAATGCGTAATGCGGGCAATGTGCAATTTGTGTAACCCAAACAAAGGAGACTGTAACGAGTGCAACAAATGCGTAGATCATTGGCTAAGGGCCGGAGCCGCCGCAAAGCCGAACGAAATCGAAAATCGAAAATAATTGGGGTGGATTTTATGCAAAACCCTAAAAAACCCATAAGACGCCGTTGCAAGTGCTGCGGCGTTTTTTTTGAGCCTAAATATCACAATCAGACGTGGTGCAGCGATGAATGTCTGGAAGAACTGAAGTTTGATCAGCTATGCCGCGACCGTGAAAAGGCTATGAAGGCGATGGAACGGAAGAAACGCCGCGATAGCCAGCGGGAAGAACGCAACCGGAAGCGGAAACAGTTAAATCCGCGCAGCTACTGGATCAAGCAAGTTCAAAACGTATTCAACGCCTATATCCGCGAACGTGACGCGCGCTTGCCGTGTATATCCTGCGGGACTTACTACGGTGAGCAATGCGGGTGGGATGCGGGCCATTACAGGACGGTTGCCGCCGCAGGACACCTTCGCTTTAACGAGGATAATTGCCATAAACAATGCAGGCACTGCAACCAGACATTAGACGGAAACATAGGAGGGTATCGCCCGGCACTGATTCGAAAAATTGGCCTCGCAAGGGTGGTAGCACTGGAAAACAACAATGATACGCATAAATGGACGATCGCAGAATGTAAGGAGCTAATAAACATCTATCAGGCTAAATTGGACGCCTTAAGGAGAAAGGCAGCATGAATGAATATTCTTTTAGCCTGCCTTACCCGCCGTCGAATAACCGCTATTACCGACATTCGCGCGGTTTTCACTATATCAGCAAAGTGGGGAAGGAATACAGGGAACAAGTAAGAGACATCATCGAGCTATTAAATTTAAACATTAACCTATCTTGCCGACTGGCAATCGCCATTTATGCCGCGCCGCCGGATAACCGGATCAGAGATCTGGACAATATCCCTAAATGCCTTTTTGACAGCCTTACTTATGCCGGATTCTGGAAGGATGACGGGCAAATCGACTCAATAAAAATTGTCCGCTGCCGGAAGGTAAAAGGCGGGCGCTTGTTTATTAAGATCCGCGAACGCGGCGACCTACTACCGGATATTGACGAATACGCGACTAATATGTGGGGTGACAATGAAAAACGAAATTAAAGATCTGCAAATAGGTATTCAGCGCGACGAGCATGATTTAGAGACGGTCCGACAAATCCAGGCTTTTCACATGCGCGAATTGCTAGCACTGAAAGAGCTTGAGAGAAAGTTAGTCCAGTCTATTTCTGATCGTAAACGACTGGCAGCGCGTTACGGGGGCAAATAATGAATTTAGAATCCATTCTGAAATTCCACTTTCCCAAATCACCGCGATTATCAGATGAAAGCCGGGGCACGTCCCCGGATGCGCTTAATACAACGGATGCGCTAACCGCTGCGGGTATGGCGCAATCGCGCGTAACACTGGGTTATAGCGCTTTTTTGGGAAAGATGGAGCTATCGCAAGCTGAAAAAAATAAAGCCGTGTCGTTGCTTATAGACCGCTTAAAATCGATGGCAAAAGATTACGAATACGTGATGGAGTTAAACGAGGATCAGCGCAATGGACTTATTATTCTTGTTGCCGTTTTCGCGTTTCGGGATTATTGCCAGAGTGCGGCGACCGAAAAAGTTTGCCCTAAGTGCGGCGGTAACGGGCTTTTACCTCACCATGAATGCGAATACACATCAACAATTTGCGCACGGTGCGGCGGCAAAGGCTACGTTAAAAACCATTGCCAGCGGTGCAAGGGGCGCGGCGAAGTACCGGATAAAACAGCCAGCGAAGCGGCGGAAATGCCAGTATTCAAAACGTGCCAGCATTGCGGCGGGCGCGGGTACTCGCGTTTCCCTGTAGATCTCGTCCGGCAGGCGGTTAATCAGCTTGTTTTTCCGGTAAGCCGATCAACATGGTGGAAGAAATACCGGGTTTTCTATGAAGACGCCATAGCTGAGCTATTCAAAGAAGAGGCCCGCGCTGAAAGCGAAATTAAACGAGTTACACGGGGTGAATAATGGATAAGCTGGAAATAAACGATCAGTTTGCTGTTATCTTATTTCAAGATAAAAAAGGCGGCGCATGGTGTAAGAAAGTCACTGGTGCGGAAGCGCGTTTAATATTGGGTATGGCAAGCGCATTAAATGAAGGCGAATTGCCCGCCATCCCTATTAAGCCTGTCAAAATTTACAAGCGGGGTGACGATAATGAAGCCTAAATTAAAAGAACATATTTACCGCCAGTTGATTAACGAGCTTGCGGATACGGCCCGATATTACGCCGGAACACAACAGCTACGCGGGCGGCTATCTTCGGTTGTTAACCGCTATATTGATGCCGGATGTCATCGCAAAGGTGAAATCACGATGGACGAGGCCATCAAGCGCCGGACGGCTGAATGGTCAGTGAGTAACACCGGATTAACCGGATATATAGAAGGCTATAACGACTGTTTACAGGATCATAGCGATGGCAAGTAAAGACCTACATTTGAATCTGAAAGGTGAATACTTTCACGCCATATGGACTGGAAAGAAGGTGGAGGAATACCGGCTTTATAATGACTATTGGCGTAAACGTCTTGAAGGGCGGGAATATGAACGCCTGATTATTAAATGGGGATACCCTGCCAACCACGAAAAACACAGGATTATTAACCTTCCTTATTTTGGGTACGAAGTAAAAACTATCACTCATCCATTATTCGGCCCTGATCCTGTTAAGGTATTCGCAATTAAATGTGACAGAAATTGGATGTTGAGAGGTGAAAATGAAAAGTAACCGTAAGCGCCTTGTAAGGGCATACGACAAAGCATTAATGGCTTTTGATGATCTGCGACGCAATAAGCGACGCCGCCGTAAATGGGCGCGTATGCTTGTTAGTGAATGGCATGATGATGATTTCTTTCTGGAAGCGCGGCACATGACGCAGGAAGACGCCGACGCATTAGCTGATGATAACGTTTACTATATGATGTGGTGATAATATGCAAATAATCCTTGATTACCTTTGCCACGCTGCAAATACACTTTTCGGTTTCTATCAACAGCCATTTCTCAAAGAATGGGATGATATGTTAAATGATATCCTCGATAAAGGATTAATAATGGAGGTTGACGAGTTTACAATCAAAATTAACTATGATGGTGAAGAATATCAAATTTGGGTAGGTAACAGATGGTATTCATACGGACATATTTACTCAATAGGTGGTAAATGCATTAAACGAAGTCAAGAATTCAGACCACGCTTCCGCACAATGCGACGCCTGCATGATCTGCATATGAAGTTATTCGAAGATCAGGAAGCACAGGAATTATTCAAAATTTACGGGGATAAATCATGGAGCTAAAAATCTGGCAGGCTATCGACGTAGTTGATAATGAATTATCTATGTTTGCCACTGACGGAAAGCGCGTGGTGATCGCCACATGGACGCGCAACCATGATGATACTACTTTTCGTCGCAAGGCGGCGGAGTGGCTTTTCTCTGATGGCGGCTACACGATGAATATTAGCCAGCTTGCCAGAATGAAGGATGAGAAGTTAGTAGACAGCTACACGACTGCATAGCGGGGGAAATATGCGTATCTATGAGCATAAGCGGGATAAAACCCGCTTTTTTGTTCGTGCTGGCGTAGCGTACCAGTATCACGAATGCGGATATATTGAGGCGCTTGCTTACGATCTGGATTTCGAACAAGAAAAAGAATGGTTTGATTTTAAAATTTACCGGAAGCGCAAACCTACGCGAGACGAGCGCCACGCTATCCGGGACTTTTTAATCAGTATTGAACGATGGGATACAGAGTAATGAGAGCGAAGAAAATGGCAGACAAGAAAGCGTTAGTTATCGCCACAACGGATGTATCGTTATTCACGAAGGGCGAAGAAATAGATCTTAAATTGCTTTTTGGTATGTTTGAGCCACACGAAAAGCCGTGGTTTGTTCATGAAGACAAACAAGGAAATATGCGCGTTGTAGTGCCGGACAGAAACAGCGACATATTTTTTGCTATTCCAGACCCATTACATGACGGGGAAATGCTGGCGGTATTGTTGGTCTTACAAGAGAAAGAAATATGAAAGTTAAATTCTTGCACGATCACGGCTACCCATCATTGAATTTTTTAATAAGCATTGACCGCTAGGAGATTGAATTATGAACAGTAATTTTACTAAAGATGAAGATCGGATGTTTATTAAATCTATTGAAAACATACAAAAATACCTATCGGAACGCTATAACCCACATGTAAAAATGATTATAGATAGCTCAAGCGTGGAAATTTTTGAAGGGATTCGAAAAATAATCAAAAAAGACGGGGTGGATAATGAAGGTTAAGTTTTTGCACGATCACGGATACCCGTCATTAAAACGCGTAGTCGGTGAAACGGTAGACGTTATTCACTCTGATGATGTGACCTGCGTCATTTTGGGTAAAGACCTTATTGCTCACGGTGCTGATGAAAATTATATCAATCCGGCGTGGTCGTACACGTTCAGCTTGGGCGACTTCGTGGGCGACAAGGGGCGTGGGCTGCAAGTAGTCGAGGGTTAATATCATGGACGTTTACGAAGACTTATACCTTCAGACGAATACCCATACTTTTTATTTTCTGAAAAACGGCGTCGTATATCGCAGCGATGACGGGGTAATAATGAAGGAATGGTTATTTAAGCGCAAAGACCTACTGGAAGATCTTGTCTTCGCCGGGATATTCCGTAAACGTCCGGCTAACCTGGAAGAAGAAATGCTGATCGACGAGGTATTAAAATGAAAGTGAAAGTGAATTATTTCAGGGCAAAAGATAAGGCAACAGGGAAACGGGTAGCTATCCTGATTAATGAGGCCAATTATATGTTTGTACTCCAGCCGTGGTGCATTGCGGATCTTAATGACGATTATCGCCGCCACGCTGCGCGGCGGGCGGTTGGCATGAAAGGCTGGCAACCGCGCGACATGCTTAATTATTGCGATTGGAACCTGATAGCGAAATACACGGTCGATTATAAAGGGGTTTTCTGATGGAAAGCTATTTTGACCGGATGTTTTGCCGCACAACTTGTAACGAATATAAATTTACCACGGGGCCGGATGGCCCCATCAAACGGAGTTTAATTATGGTTGTGATCAAACTATGGCGCGGAGTTAGTAGGTTTGATGGCGAGTACTCCCGCGTGATTGAAGATGTTAATCGTGGTCGGTTTTGCGAATTGACATACAATGAGGAATTGGAAAAAACATATTTTGATGAATCTATTCCTATGTGGCGAAAAATAGCTGGTGAGATAGCTTTCGCAATGCGCCACGGGGTTTGGGTAGAACATAACACCTTAATTGATGCCGAACTGGTGACGACTTTTTACGAAGGAGAATAAACAATGACTAATTTATCAGCGTTTGCTGAATACTGGCGGCTATTTGAAAACTTTTGCTTTGAGCGCGGGGAGGATGCAGAGGAAATATATCAACGCTTAGGGGGTGAGAATGATTGAATTGCTTATCCTGGCGGTAGTTCTCCTTTATATCGCTGGCGCTATCCTGATGGCTTGTTTCATCACAAGTAACGATCTCGACCGTGGAGGGCTCATCCCTTTTTGGCCTATAGCGGTGTTTATCGCTCTCGTCGATGCCACGCGCACGCAGATCAAAAGAGCCATTAAGGAACGCAAAAATGAGAAATAGCGACCATAAATATGACGGCGTATATCAATCGTTGATTACACGCGCTTATTATCGCCTTGAGGGTGAACACGTTTTGACGCGACTTTATAAGTTTGAGCCGTGGATTGAACCGCCTTTCCGTGGGACAACAAAAGTTATCATCAGGGCGATTAAGCGCGGATTCTGGATTAAGGTTGGTGATTTATGAATGAGATCGAAGATGGTGTATATATCCATAAATATCACTCGATTGCATATATGGTAAAAGGTGACAAAATTTTCATAAAGACACTAAGTGACCAGTATTGGAAAGTAAGTAGTATGCGTCGCGATAACATGCGTTTATTACTGGATAACGACCTTATAGAAAGGAAGATGTAAGCCATATTTGTATGGATTAAACAAACGGATTAAAATATTTCCTAACAATGCGAAATTGTATCCACCCGGCCCCGCGCCGGGTTTTTGTTTTGTTGGGGGTATTAATGATCGCCACGTTAATCACGCGAACAAGGGAGGCCGCAAGCTATGTAGCTGGTATTCTGACAACCATAATTGGCGGTTTATCCCTGAATGACATAGCCGTGATAGTTGGTATCGGGTGCACGATAGGCACATTCGCGGTTAATTGGTACTACAAGCGACAGGAGAACAAGCGCGAACAGGAAAGGCACAACCTGGAGATGAATAAGTTATGATTAGCAAAACGCTAAAACGCCAGATTCTGGCGGCTGCGGCGGGTGGGGCAATAGCAATTGCTGCCGTGATGATTAAACCGCTGGAGGGCGTGGAATACAAGCCATACCGTGATGTTATTGGTGTCTGGACCGTATGCGCAGGTCACACCGGAAAAGACATTATGCTAGGCAAGACTTACACCCCGGCAGAATGTGAGGCATTGCTTAATAAAGATCTTCACAAGGTGGCGAAAGCTATTGACCCTTATATCAAGGTAGAAATCTCCGACTTTACCCGCGCCGCGCTTTACTCGTTCGCCTATAACGTAGGCGCTACCAACTTCAAAACATCAACCTTATTAAAACTACTCAATGACGGCAAGAAATCAGAAGCGTGCGCACAGCTTAAACGCTGGATTTATGCTGGTGGTCAGAAATGGCAAGGGTTAATTAACCGCCGTGATGTTGAATATGCCGTTTGTGAATGGGGGGAAACGTGGACAAGATAAAGGCGTTAATCATCGCCGTGGTTGTTTGCATTATCGTCGGGCTTACCGCTGCACTATGTCAGACACAGGGAGCTGTAACGCGCTTACAGGAAGAACTAACGACGACGCAAGGCGCATTAAAAACAGCGAGTAACACCATACAGCAAATGAAGGAGCGAAACGCCGAACTGTCAAAACTTGATAAGAGGTATCACGATGAAATTAAAGCTATCAGGTCCGACATTGCTGATCTGCGTGCTGGTATTGATAGCGGTGCTATCCGGTTGCACGTCAACGCAATACCTGTGCGAGTGTCCGATCCCGCCGGAACCACCGGCCGCATTGATGGAGCCACCTGTAGACCTACTGCCAGCGCTCAATCAAATTATCTATCCCTCAGAGAAGGGTTAGCACAGAAAGATGCAAAAATAACTGAACTACAAAACTACATACGAACACAATGCACAAGACAGAAATAGAGGTAGATTATGCTATTCCTGAAATTAATTGTTAAAGAACATACCGACACAATTTTAAAAGAAAGTGAGGATTACTTTGAGTTATCACCTTCATTTTCCGTAATAAAAGAAAACGTTTTTGGCAAATATCAAATGAAGGTTAAGGGCGTACTGGACGAGCACGGCGGCTGGGCGACGGTGGATATTCCTGAACATGCGGAGGCATACATCATTAATGAGAAATTCGAAACAGTCCGGTCAATACACAAGCCATGTAATTGCCATCATGGGAACGAGTGGAAGATGAGCAAGATCGGTAAGATCGCGGAGTAAATACAGGCAGTGCGTGGACGTGTCGCCGTTTCTGCCAGCCAGCCATAACCGGGCCAATCCTTCCCGCGAGCGACGGCGGAATAGTCGAAAACACGTAATACCGGATCATCCATCCCATTGACAGGTCGGCGCTACCTGGGTAGAAGAAAGCGCCATTCACCAATTTTATAAAATTCTGGAAACGGTACTGATGAAGCGCCGTTTTCAGTGTTTTATAGCTGTTTTCACTCCCTGCGGTGTCGAGTTTTGCGGGGGTTATATTTTTCAGAATAGGAGATTATTCTGATGGCTAAGGCTAAAGGCATTAAATTGCCTCAATTCAAAGTACCGCTCTTTGAGCATACAACCGTTTTCTTTTGCCCGACCCGCGAGATGTTTTATGAATTTTGCGAAAAGGCAGGAATTCCAATTGAGCCTGATTTCGAACTGGCAGGAGGATTGACGCTTACTTGCACTGGTGAGAAAGGCGGTAACTTCTACGTGATCGCAGTATTCGACAATGAGTTAGGAACGCTGGTACATGAAGCGGCGCACACGACATTTCACGTTTTAAGCGATGTAGGCGTCGTGGCTACCACTGATCCATCTCATCCGGCGAATGAGACTTACGCTTACATGGTAGGCCGCATCTTTGATGCATTTTTCCCTATCCTGGCAGAATCAAACGAAGCACAGGTTGCAGCAATGCAGGCGGCTGAAGTCGTTGAGCAGGCATTAGAACAGGCAGAACAGCCGAAGGAAGAAGAAAAAACCGCGAAGAAAGGCAAACGTAAGCCGAAAGCAAAAGAAGCGCTTGTGCCGCGCGTTATGAGCTTTAAACGGGGGTGATTATGTTTACTTTCCTGCTAGGTGTATTTATCGGCGCGGCTGCAACTGCGATTGTAATGTTTTCCCCAAAATGGCCCGTAGGTTGATTATGGACGATAGCACCATCGCCGGATTAATAGGTATATCTATATTTCTGGTTGGCTTTGTTATCGCCGTACTGATAACCGTAAAGAGCAAATATTAGATGGGTGACAATATGATTGACCAGCTCATTATCCTTTCTGCCTGCGTCGCTGTATGGCTGGCGATCATGATATTCATTGAAAGCTAAAGGTATTCACCATGAATATTTACGATCTCATCTGGTGGTCGTTGGTCGCCGTCATTATCTATTTCTGGTGGAAGAATGTTGTATAGGTGAATTTATGTACGGCCCATTCTATGAGTTAATACCGCTGGTTATTCTGGCGATTGTTATATGGTTTTTCTATGCGATGTTCAGAGATCGCCCATAGGTGACAGTATGGATATATTCGAATTACTGGCGATTATGTGCGGAATGATGTTAGGCATTGTCGCCATAATCATAATCATTGGTCTGGTTATAGGTAGTGTCAATGAACGCATATGAAATGCTATTGCTGGTGGCTGTAGTTGTAGTTATTGCCGTTGATTTTTATCGAGGGTTAAAAAGATGAGAGAGTCAGATTTTATCTATATGGTTTTGGCTATCGTCATTATTATCTGGGCGTTTTCGATTACGTAAAGGGATAATTATGTTTGAATTCATCGATCTGTTAATGTTCTTAGTTTGCTCATGCGTGCTTATTGCCGCGTTACTGTTATGCGTATACGTGATCGTAATGATTACCGGGCTTATTTACAAAGAAGCAAAACAGAGATTCAAGGGTAAACAATGAAAGAGCTATTCGACTGGTTGGAAGTTTTAACATACTGCGCAAGTTGTGTGGGTTGCGTATATATCATCATTAGATATTGAGAGGTGAATTATGGTCCGCACTAAAAAGGCAAAAGCTGACGATAAAAGGCCAGCCGCAAAAAGGGTGGGCCGTCCGCATGGTTATACAGAAGAAAAAGCGTTAGAAATATGTGAACTGGTGGCGGATGGTCAGAGTATTAATAAAATTTCGAAAATGCCTGGTATGCCTACCCGTTCAACAATCCTGAAATGGTTTAGGGATGTACCGGAATTCTCGATCATGTACGCGCGCGCGAAGGAGATCGGCTTCGAGGTATTGGCTGATGAAATCATCGATCTGGCTGATGCAGCAGAGAACGCAGATAAAGATCAGTTGCGACGCCACCAACTAATGATTGAAACGCGCAAGTGGCTACTGGCAAAACTTCAGTCGCGCAAATACGGCGAACGCGTCACACAGGAGATCGTCGGCAACAAGGAAGAAGCGCCCGTCCAGATTGAAATCACGAAAGAAGAGATCGCCCGCATCGTCCAGGAAGTAGAAAATGAGGTGTGATTATGTTGACCATCAAAGAAGAGGTTATTCAGTCAAAATGCGAAAACGATGGCCTGTTCTTCAACCGTTATTTCTACAAGCAGGCAAACGGCGCGAAGATGTTAATATCAGGCCATCAAATAGCCATCCATGATGCGCTACAACGTGTTATTAATGGTGAAATTACCCGCCTCATCATTAACATTCCCCCAGGGTATGGTAAAACCGCGATCGCAACAATCAACATGATGGCGCGGTCCCTCGCAATAAGTCCCCGCACACGATTTCTTCACGTTTCCTATTCTGACAATCTTGCGTTACTCAATTCCTCGACAGTCAGAAACATGATTTGTTCGCAGGAGTACCAGAAATTATGGCCCATGAGGATCCGTAATGACGCCAATTCCAAATCAATGTGGTGGACGGAATATGGCGGCGGGGTATATGCCGCATCGTCACACGGTCAGATTACGGGTTTTCGTGCTGGTTACATGGAGCCAGGCTTTAACGGCGCGATGATTATCGACGACCCATTAAAGCCCGCTGACGCTTACTCTGATGTGATGCGGAATAAAGTTAACACCAACTACAACGATACGCTTGCTTCACGTCTGGCTGTGCAAACAACGCCAGTTATCGTCATTATGCAGCGCATCCACTACGATGATTTGTCCGGCTACCTGTTACGTGGCGGTAGTGGTGAGAAATGGCATCACCTTTGCCTGCCAGTGAAGATCGACAACAGTCTTGACTATTGGGATCTATACCCGGAAAACGAATTCGCTATTCCTGTTCCTCACAACCTGCCGGACGGCTGGCTATGGTTGCATAAGCATAGTGATAAAGATGAATCAACTCTTAAATCACATCGCCGAACATTCGAAGCTCAATATATGCAGCGTCCGCGCAAGTTCGATCAAGAGGGCGCATTGTGGTCGGAAGTGATGATAACCGCCGCGCACCGGATGCAGATAACGCAGGACAAGATCCGCACGGTGATAGCAATCGACCCGGCAACAACATCATCTGATGAGTCTGACGAAACCGGGATCGTGGCGTGTTCCGCTTATGGTGGCGGTAAGCACGCTCAGTATTCTGTAGACGGTGACTACTCAGGCCGCATGTCTCCTAACGAATGGGCGCAAGCCTCAATGAACGCTTACAACATCCATGAAGCTGACGCGATAGTTATCGAAACCAACCAGGGCGGCGAAATGGCAGAGGCCACGCTACGTAACGCCGGATTCAAGGGCCGCATTGTTAAGGTGCACGCAAGCAAGGGTAAATTCGCCCGCGCCGAGCCAATATCAGCACTGTATGCACAAGGAAGGGTGGCCCACACAGGCAGCCTGTACATGCTGGAAAATCAAATGATGGAATACGTGCCAGCTACCGCTAAAAAATCCCCGGACCGACTCGACGCGATGGTGTGGGGTATCACTGAATTGAGCCAACCCCAGGCGATGGGCCTTATGTTACCCAAGCGCCTACGCGGATTTTAAAATCTGCCTCACAATCCTCACGAATTTTTCTATTTTCCGCGTAGCAACGCGTAAACATGTATTCAGGAGTAAACATTATGCCTTCAAACCTTGAATTGGCGGTCAATGCTGCATTATCACAACGTCATGCAGCCATGACCCGCTATGCTGCCGCGCATCCATTCTCAATGGGTATTGATGCGAAACGTAACGCAGCATGGAGTGAATACGGATTCAAAGAAGAAATCACCTACACCGATTTATATAAGCTGTACCGTCGCGGTGGCATCGCTCACGGGGCCATCGAAAAGATAATTACCACTTGCTGGCGCACATCCCCGGTTATCATCGAGGGGACGGAAGATGAACGCGCCGAAAAAGAAACACCCTGGGAAAAGGCGATTAAAAAGCAATTTGATAATCGTTTTTGGCGCACTATCTCAGAATGCGACCGTCGCCGCCTCATCGGTCGTTATGCCGGACTATTAATCCACGTCAAAGATAACCAACCGTGGGATAAGCCCGTAACTAAGGGAACAGCGATCGAGAAGTTTACGCCTGTGTGGGCTGGTGCATTAACACCGAAAGACTTCGAAGCAGATCCAGATGAGCCGAACTATGGCCTGCCTACCTGGTGGGAGTACAAAGAACGCATTAACGGGAAGACCGTAAACAGGAAGATTCACGCAGACCGGGTTTTTATCTTCGGGGACTATTCTGAAGACGCCATAGCCTTTCTTGAGCCGTCCTACAACGCCTTTGTTTCACTGGAGAAAGTGGAAGGTGGTAGCGGTGAGTCATTCCTGAAAAACGCAGCGCGTCAACTGGCTATCTCGTTCGATAAAGAGATTGATTTCCGGTCCCTGGCTGCAACCTATGATTGCGACGTCACAGAGCTACGCGAGAAGTTCAATGAGGCCACCGCTGAAATCAATAAGGGTAATGATGTGATGATGGCGTTACAAGGCGCTACCGTCAATCCACTGGTAACAACCGTTCCTGATCCGACTGCAACCTATGACGTCAACCTGCAAACCGCAGCCGCTGGTATCGACATCCCGACGCGTATCCTGGTTGGCAATCAGCAGGGTGAACGCGCATCAACCGAAGATCTACGCTATTTCAACAATCGCTGTATGACCCGACGCGAGGAAATCGGCGGGGAGCTTGAGGATCTATTCCGCAAGCTGGCTGACCTTCGCTTGATTGCAATGCCTGCCGACATATCAGTGATATGGGACGACCTAAACGCCATGACTAAGGCTGAAATGCTGGAAGCGGCCCATAAGATGGCGCAAATCAATCAGGCGTGCTTAGCCACCGGGGAGCAAATATTCGACGGTGAAGAGATCCGCGAAGCTGCCGGATATGAAGGGCCAACGCAGGAAGTAGAACTGGAAGAAGAGAAAGACGGGGATGATGAAGATGAAGATAAAGAAAATAATCAAAAAGATTCCGCCGTCCGCAATAATGCCAAGTAATACCGAAGACCCGACCATGACAGGTAAGTTACGGTCGGGGGCTGATAAGCGGTTTAAGGCGTGCTTAAAGAAAGTGGCGCAACCTTATATCGACATCCTGGACAAGATACCCGCGCAAAAGTCACTGAATAAGAAATACACCTTCCAAATATACATGGACGAACTGCAAACATTGCTTGATGATGCTGGTGGGATGATTGATGAAATATTCGAACTATCTGATCCTGACTCATTTTGGTTTTGGCAAAACTATGTGAAGGTCGCTTATCAGCGCGGGACGTCACAAGAACATGCTAACCTGGCTAACCAGTCGGTCACATATGCCAGGGCTTATCCTGAAGTGGCGGACGTATTAAGCAGCACAGCCTACCGCACGCGCCTGATCCTTGTTCGTACCCGTGTATTTGAGGAAATGCGCGGGCTAACAGCACAGATCAAGAAGGATATGGCCCGGCGATTAACCGAAGGGATGGCCCGTGGTTTAAATCCACTGGAAATAGCGCGCACATTGCAGCAGGAAACGCAATTGCCGCTATACAGGTGCAAACGTATTGCCCGAACGGAAATATGCACAGCGTTACGCACAGCGCGTATGGATGAAGCTGAAGCGGCAATAGAAGAATTTAATCTGCGCACTATGCAAATGCATATTTCGGCATTATCACCGACGACGCGCCTAACTCACGCACAGCGACACGGGAAAACTTATACCATCGAACAACAGCGCGAATGGTGGAGTATTTCCCCCAATTCCATTAACTGTAAATGTACCACAATTACCGTATTGGTGGATGAAGACGGTAATATATTAAACAACCGAATCAAACAACGGGCGCAAGAAAACTATAAGGTTGCGCACGCTAAATATGGCGAAGATTGGGAGTAGAAACCGTGACTAAAGAATTGATTCAGGTTAATACCAAATTAACCGCTAATACAATCCGCCGGGAAACGTATAACGGGAGAGAGCATATTGTCGTCCCTTCCTACACGTTACCCTTTAACATCGTTATGAATCGTGAATATTACCCGGAAGCTGAAATTATCGCTAATTACCAGTCGCTGGAGGGAACGCTTGCCCCGCTGGGTCATCCTACCGTGGACGGTAAATTTGTATCCGCATTTAGCCCGGAAGGATTGAATACGGGTTTTTGTGGAGCGTGGAACAGAAACGTTGAATTACGCGGCAATCGTGTTTATGTGGAAAAATGGGTAGACGTGGAAACCGCCAGCCATTCAGAACAAGGTCGCGAATTATTAAGCCGACTGGAAGCACTGGAGAAAGGCGAAAGCAAAGAGCCGATCTGGTCATCCGTCGCCGTATATCGTCAACGTATGCCAGCTACTGAAGAGATGAAAGCCCAGGGTGCTGACAGCGTTGTTAAAATTATGTCGATCGACCATGACGCTATTTTACTGCATGAGCCGCCCGCTGCATCCCCGGAACAAGGGGTTGGCCTGATGGTTAATACCGCAACCGCCAGACCGCTGACACAAAAAGCGATGATGGAGGGTAGCTATCGTGCCACAGAGAAAATGCTTTACGCAGCGCTCCAAGAAAAACATAAAGACGCCGACTATGTTTATATTCATGACTTCAATGACGAACAAGTAAGCTATGTTTATTGTGCTTATGATGGTGGCATCCTGGTTGATGGTGTATATCATGAAGCAAAACAACGTGAAATTGCTCAAGTTTGCACATACAAAAAACAGACTGGTAAAATAATTCTCAATGATGGCGAACTGCAAACTAACGAGGATTCGAAATCCTGGTTTACTCAATTCGCCGAACACCTATCCGATTTGTTTATCCTGAAAGAAAAAATCCAGGCTAATAAAAAAGAGGAAATCGATATGCCTTTAACACCTGAAGAACGCGCCGATCTGGTAAAAGAAATTAACGAAGGCTTAGCCGCTAATATCGCTAATGCAGTAGCGGAAGCATTAAAACCAGTACAGGCAAGCGTAGAAGAATTGCAGACCAACCAGAAAGCGATCAAAGAAGAGATCGCAGCAAACGCAAATAAAAAAGAAGCAGAAAAACGCGCCGCAGTAATGAAAGTTCACGGCGAAATTGTTGCTAATGCTTTGAGTGGTGAAGCGTTAGAAGAAATGTTTAAAAACCTGGGCAAAGCCGCGCCGCTGGCAACCAATGCCGCTGAAGAAGGCAAAAAAGGCGAAGTACCAGACTTTAACACCTATTTCTAATTAAGAGGGGATCGCAATGTTTCGTTTTCGTCGTGTAAATATTGACGGTAAATCCATTACCGAAACCTACGCAGCAGGCGAGGAAGTTTTACCGGGTAAACTGGTTTCCCTGGTTGATGGCGTATTTATGAACGCTACCGACGCAACAGGCCGCCTGTATATCGTTAACCCTGCATATCATGAAGGTAAGGGTATTGGCGATGCTATCGCAGCAGGTGAAACCGTTGTAGCTGACTACGTGGAAGAAGGTCGCGAGTTCGCAATGCGCCTTGATGCTGGTGAATACGTGAAAGACCAGGCTATCAAGCTGGGCGAAGTAACCGTAGCTTTCTGCCAGGAAAACGTCACCTTAGAAGACGTTGATTTTGTCCGCGTCCGCGTCGCTTAATTTTAGAAGGGGAAAAACATGTACTTTACTAAAGAAAATTTAGCCGCTAATAGCCGCCTTCAGGCACATTGGGCTGAACTGTGGGCGCAACGTAACATCTTCAACGATCAGCATAACGCCATGATTGCAGCTAACAAAGCAAACATGACCGCTGAAATGCTGGCTTGTAACGCCGTTGGCGGCTTCGAGAAGGAATTCTGGAAAGAAATTGATAACCAGATCATCGAACTGAATACCGAAGAGATCGGTATTGAAATCGTGAATGACTTGATGGCTGTACAAACCGTGCTACCTATCGGTAAAACGCTGAAAATGTACAGCGTAGCAGGCGACATTAACGATGAAGTCGTAATGTCTATGGACGGTCAAGTACCACACGGTTTCGACCACACCGAATACGGCAGCGATGGCGACCCGATCCCGATGTTCGCAGCGGGTTACGGTGTTAACTGGCGTCATGCCGCTGGTCTGAATACCGTAGGGATTGACCTTGCACTGGACAGCCAGCGCCTGAAACTGAAAAAATTCAACAAAGCACGCGTTGACTTCTACCTGAACGGTAACGAGCGTATCGTTGTCGATGGTCATAAAGCAATGGGCATGAAAAACCACAAAAACACCCAACAGCTTACTCTGACTATTGATCTGACTACCGCAGGCTTTGAAGACCTGATCGACTTCTTCACCATTGGCGAGTTCGGCGTACTGGCACGTAATAACTTCGTTGCTAAGTATGATCGTCTGTGGGTATCGCCTGAAATTATGGCTAACCTGGCACGTCCGCACATCGTTAACGGTGCAATCGTTGGTAGCGTCCTGGATGTTATCAAACCTTTCGCCCCGGTCGGTGAAATTACTCAGACCTTCGCACTGAAAGGTAATGAGATCCTGGGTTATCAGCGCCGCAAGGATGTAGTCACCCCGCTGATCGGTATGACTACTGGTGTAGTACCGCTGCCGCGCTTTATGCCGACCGATAACTACAACTTCCGCATTATGTCGGCTGAAGGTTTACAAATCACTTCCGACATGCTGGGCCGTTCCGGTGTCGTTTACGGTCACAATTAATCTGAATGTTTCCTGTAACTCCCCGGCGCGATGCCGGGGATTTTTTTTGTATGTGGAGCAAACAAAATGGTTACGACAGAACAGGCGCGGGGATATCTTGAAAGCTAGGGTATTGACCTGCCGGACATTATCTTATCTTTGCTGGTGGAGCAGGCAAATAGCGTTAATGAATGTCTTGATGCCAACTATCCAGCCTCCACTGCAACGCTAATACAACTTTATCTGATCGGCCTGTTAGGACTCACGCAGGCGAATAAATATATTTCCTCACAGACAGGGCCGAACGGTGCAAGCCAGTCCTACCGCTATGTCGATTTCAACAAGAAACTGAAAGCGGCGCGGACGTTGCTTTATTCCGTTGACAAGTACCATTGCACAGCCGAACTGATTCCGGCAGATCCTGAAGCCACCGCGCACGCCGGGATCTGGATTGGTAAGAGCGGGAGGATGTGACTATGTGGAACGACCTAACGTTACCGGACCCTGTATTACCGAAGCTATTTACCCGCGTGTGGGTGAAGACTGACACCGGGCGACAGGTTGCCGCCTATCTCAATGATGCTGGTCAATGGGTAATTCTTTGCCCGCGCGTGGCGAAAACACATCCGAAGGTCATTAAATGGAGTTACGGTTATGAGTAAGATCGCGCGATTTAGTTATAAGGCGTTAGCCACCATTTACCCCGTAACCTATGACGATTGGAATAATTCGAAGGTATACGGGCAACCTTACCTGATTGATTGCGCCTGGACAGCGACGGAAGGGAAAGACGAAGACGAGCGCGGGAGTGAAACCGATGTCAGTTACGTCATATTTACCGAACTGCTTTACAACCTGCAACCAGTGGAGCGGCCCCGGAAAGGGTGGATGATTGCACCAGGTGACACCACGGCTTTTTCTGATCCGCTTGAGGCTGGCGCGAATGAGATCTCAGGCGTGGTTGAATGGGATATGAGCATGTTTAACGACACGCCGGATTATAAAATCATTACAGGTAACAGCGTGCAAAGTAAATATTAAAGGGGTTTTCTATGCCTATTAAGGGTGTTAAGCGTGTACGCGAGCGTATAAAGCAAGAATTAAAAGAGATAGCCGATAAGAAAACCGCCGAAGTTTTATGGCGTGTAGGCATGATTGGCGGCGGATATGCGGCATTATTAACGCCAGTGGATACCAGTTTTTTAATCAATAGCCAATATCAGGAAATTGATAACACGCCCGCCGGAATGCAATTGCGCTTAGGATATACGGCCCGCTATGCGGAATGGGTGCACGATATGCCGGGTAAATTAAAAGGCCAGCCGCGCGAAAACTTCGGGCGCACTAGTGACGGGGTGGAGTTCGGCGGCGGCACGGGGAATGGTGAATATTGGGATCCAAACGCGGAGCCGGAATTCTTGCGCAAAGGCATTGACGAAAACTTAGGAGAAATTACGCGAGAGATTGAGCGAGGTTATCAAATATGAAACGCAGCGAAGTCTACGACAATATAAGGGGTTGGATTCAGTCCCACGGCTATGATGAAGGTTATATTTTGCAGGCCCGTTTCTGGAATGAGCGCCCGGATACAAATAACGCCCGTTATATCGTTATCCAGCAAAACGGCGGCGCGGCGGGGGAAGAAGCCATCACCCGCGATTATTTCCGCATCTTGGTTATTTCCGCGCGCAATGATGAAAATATCAGTGAAGTGGAAGACCTTGCCGATGCTATCCGGCAAAGTATGTTAACTGAATTTAAAACTGATAAAATTATTCACATGAAACCAACTGGTGCTATTCCGGCGATCATGACGAAGGAAGGGCGCTATATATTCACAGTAGCTTTCCAAACCATAATATCTAGATAAGAGGTAAAAGAATATGTCTACAACTTGCCAGAAAGGCGCATTCACAGGGCGCGACGTCGCGGTGTTTTTCGCTATTGCTTGCCCTAACGCGAAGCCAGCGGATGAAGATTATTTAGAGCTTGGCATGATGCGCGGTAAAACGCTTTCCGTCGAATGGGAAGTCGCAGATGCCACCGCTGACAAATCCGCTGATTACACTAAGGAATCATTGGTAACTTACAAATCTGTTTCTTTCTCCGGTGATGGCGTATCCCGTACCGAAGAGATCTACAACCAGAAGGCATTGAAACGTCATACCATTAATCCAGGCGAAGCCACTGGTGGACAGCCTTATGTGTGGTTGAAAATGGTTTCCCCGGTGGACGTGACCGAGGGTCCATTCCTTTGCACCAACTTTGAGGAAGACGATCCGCATGATGACGCTTGCACCTGGTCGATCGAATGTTCCAGCGCCGGACAAGTAACCGTCGATGATCTCCCGGCAGAGGAAGACGCCGGAACTGAACAAGAGACACCAGTCGAATAACAACGCAACGGGGCCAAACGGCCCCTTTCTTTTAGGGTGATGATTATGATTCATGTTCGAACTGGACAATTTGAAATTAAGGTTGATGGTCGCGCATATATATTTAATCCATCCTTCGCAGCTATGGCGCGGATCGGTGATGATTCCGAACTGGTGCGCTACTTTGCCATTGTTCATGGTGGAAGGTATCCGAAGATCTTCCCTACCGATCCAGAGCTTCGTAAACGGGTTTTGGCGCGGTGTTATGGTGAACTGGTGCAAACGTCTATACACATCCTGAAATCATGCGCAGAAAGCGAAATAGGGCCGCTGGTGGGCGAATGTAGATTTACTCCGGCGGGTAAATTACGTTTACGCCCTGGCTTGCTGCCAACTCAGGACGTCATCACGCTGGCGCAGCATTGCATGTACCACGGTTTAATCGGTGATATTCCCGGCAGCAAACAACAAACTGATAAGCAGGAAGGGGAATATAAATCAACGTTCGATGTTCTTGATTACGTTTATTCCGCCGTTGCTCACCTGGGATTATCTGAATCAGAAGCATGGGCCATGACCATGACCGGATATAGGGCCGCTGTACGCGCTAAAACGCCGCCAGAAGCGAAAAACGAGAAAAGACGACCAGATGCCGCCATAGATAAAAAGGCTTATGACGATGGGATGCAGGCCGCAAGAAAGGCACTGGAAAGAATGAAAAAATTAAAACAGAAAAAAGCCCGGAATTAACCGGGCGTTTGTGTCACTTTGCATCGCGTAGCGCAATCGCTTGTAGTTCTGCCGGAGTCGGTTTTACGGCGTGATATCCATTCCCTATACTCCAGCCTGCCTGAACTGCTATGAATGCGTTAGTTAATACATTTGTTTTTGTTTTTTGATCGAGGTGTCTTACTCTATATGCGAGCGTTGTAGAAATTATGCTCCCCATTCTGTTTTTGCTTTCATCAGAGAACATTGCGGCATTCCGGCAATTATTATAAATTTCGTCATCTATAGGGTTTAACTCACTCCAGCCTTTAAAGTTTTTATCCATAAAGCCGCGGCATTCATTTTCTATAACTTGTTGTCTATTGCGAAATGCTGACTTATTAGCACTTATCACAAGTTTTGCTACACGTTCGGCTGATAATGCAGCGGCTGAATTTTTATTACTTAGTACATCATAAAGGCCCGCTATATCGACGCCGAGGTTAGCCGCGCTTGTATATAGTCCGCTTTCTGTTAGTTCATCTTCTTTGATGATTAGTTCGCATAATAGTACGGCGGTTTCACCTGTTTTTCCTTTGTATCTCTTAAGGTTGTTGCAATCGGCGACATAATCATCTGCTTTTACTTTCCATGCATCCTTGTTAACCCCCGTTTTATCCAGCATTAGCACGCCTTTTTCTATTGCTTTTACTTGCTCTGAATATGAAGGTGCGCAACCTACAAGACCGAAAGCCATAACACCAATAAGAGCCGCTTTAATTACGTTTTTCATGTTTCACCCAGTTAAATATTAGTTATTGAGCATTTCTTTTCTTAATCTTGCGAATTCCATCGCTAGGCTAGGGCCACCCAAAACAAATTGTTCACGGCGTGGTAGCTTCTTCATGTACATTTTGCATTCTTCTTGCGCCGCCTCGTTACCTACATTTTTCTCGATATTTCTAATATTTCTGATGGCTTCGTATACGTTCATAACCCACCCCACTTAACTTGTTTGTTTAACTACCTATTCCCTATGGCTTCTTTATACAAAATGGAGTCGTTAAAGCAAAGCCATTTTGTATAAAATAGTTACACAGATCACAAAAACGGAGATCAACGCTATGGCTAAAAATGTAGGCGCGATTGAATACACGATCGACGCCAAAACCGGATCGCTACTGGTTGCACAGAAAGAAGTAGACAAGGCAACCGGAGCGATGGAAAAAGACCTGCAACGGGTAGACACCGCCGCTGATAAGGCAAGTAAATCCCTGGCGAGCCTATCCACGGTTGCCCGCGCGGTTGGTGCGGCATTGGTGACAAGAAAGATCATTGAGTACGCCAACGCCTGGCAAGAAGTAAACAACAAGCTGGTTAACTCCGTCCGGTCAAATGAATCACTGGAAGAAGTTACAAACCGGGTTTTTAAGGCCGCACAGAAATCAATGTCACCACTGGATGCGACCGCCGCGCTTTACTCCAAATTGGAACGCGCAACGCGTGACAGCGGACTAAGCGGGCGTGACCTGGCAAGCATCGTGGAAACGATTAACAAATCCTTTCAGGTGTCCGGCGCATCCGCAAGCGAAATGGAAGGCGGGATCAGACAATTGGCCCAGGCCTTGGGATCTGGTGAATTGCGCGGCGATGAATTCAATAGCGTAATGGAGAACGCGCCACGCCTGGCGGAAGGTATCGCAAAATCAATGGGCGTATCCAGTACCGCATTGCGTGAAATGGCGAAGGACGGCAAGATCACGAAAGATATAATTATCGCAGCGGTCCGGGCGATGAAGTCCGAAGTAGATAAAGAGTTCGACAATATGGCGATCACTATGTCGGATGCCTTCACAGTTGCCACCAACAACGCGACTAAGTATTTTGGTGAAAACTCTGTGATCCGTAGCGGGATTAACGCGTTTAACAGCACGCTGATCACCCTATCTGAAAACCTGGACGTTGTAACCGCCTCCGCCATTGCACTTGGTGCTGTAATGGGTGGACGGGCGTTAGGTGGCATCATCCAGGCAACGGCGGAAAACATCCGGCTGGCAGCCGCCAACCAGAAAGCAGCACAGGCCGCCGCGCAGCAGGCAGCAGCAGAAGCCAACCTGGCACGCCAGCAGCTACACACAGCCGCCGCCGGACTTAAAGCAGCATTGCAGGCAGAAGGGGAGGCCCGCGCCCACTACCAGGCCGCGCAGGGTACAAACGCCCACACCGCCGCGCTTGCTCGCCTCCGTGTAGCGCAAGCGCAAACCGCCGCCGCTTACACGACTATGCGCACCGCTGCCACCACGGCTAACGCGGCAATCGTTGCGTCCGGTACAGCAGCAAAAGCCGCCAGCATCGGGATGCGGATCTTCAATGGCGCGTTAGGGTTACTTGGTGGCCCCGCTGGCGCAATCATGACCGCTGCGATCTGCCTGGGTACGCTTATCCTTAACATGGAAAGCACTGAAGAGAAAGCCGCCAACGCAAAAGCCAAAATCGACGAATTGGCTATGTCGTTCGACGATATGAGCAAAAATGAACTGGAAGCGGCTTTGATTGAGATAAACAAACAACTCAAAGACATTGAGGAAAACGCCCGGAAGGCAAAAGCCGAACTGGATCGCATGGTGAAAAACCGCGCCATCCTGGAAAAATTAGCGCAGAGTGATGATCCAGAAATTGCCGGACCTGCAAAAGCGGCGCTAGGTGTCGCCGGGGATACTCAGAAGACCTTAGAAGGTAAGTTAGACACGGCTAATAAAAACCTTGAAAAAGCCAACGAGAAAGCCGACGAAGCACAAGCCCGTATTAATGGTACATATGTTCCGCCGAAACCAACCGGAACGGGAAGCGGCAGCGGTGGCAGTGGCGGCAAGGACGGGAAGGGCAAGAAGTCGAAAAAATCCGATTGGGATAAGTTAGGCGATGAAGGCTTAAATATTTCCGACCAGTACAACAAAGACGCCGCCGCTATGCGTAAACTTGGCGAAGAACAAAAAGCCCTGGATGCAGCGTACAAGCAAGGTAAGATCACTTATCTGGAATATACAGCCGCGAAGGAGGGCGCAAGCAAGGCGTTGTCTGACACGCTGAAACAGCTACGCGAGGAAGAACAACAAGCCAAATGGGATAGCCTTGTTTCTGATGAAGACAAGAAAAAAGGCCAGGTAGACCCTATTCAGCAGTTGCAAAATGAATGGACTATCAGAAAGCAAATGCTCACTGATTTAGGCGCTACACAGGCCCAATTGAAAATGGAAGAGTTAGCCTATGAACAACAGCTAACCGCGCTTAAGTGGGAGCAATGGCAAGCGCAAAGCGACACTAACGCGCTTATCGGCGATTGCGTCAACGGCTTAACAAGCGGCATGGGTAACGCCATTACCGGATTGCTCAACGGCACACAATCCCTAAGCGAGATGTTTGCTAACCTGGGTAGCAACATTCTCGGCACGGTAGGCAACCGCTTATCTCAGATTGCAGCAAACTGGATAGCCGACCAAATCATGATGGAAAGTCAGAGCAAGGCAACGCAAGCCAGCACCACGGCGGGCGCGGTAGCGGCGCAAGGTCAGATTGCAGCGGCGGCGGCCCCGGCGGCGGCGGCGACGGCGGCGGCAACTGGCGGTAGCTGGGCGGCGGCTGGTGCGGCGGCATTGTCTGCAATCATGTCGCTGGCGACGTCCATTTTCGGTGGCGGACGCTACAACGGCGGTGCGGTTAATGGCGGCAATCTTTATAGGGTTGGTGAGCACGGTAAACCGGAGCTGTTTACCACTACTGGCGGGAAACAGTACATAATCCCCGGTGAAGGTGGGCGTATTACTCCTAACCGCGACTTGGGCGGTGGTGGCAGCATCAACATGCCTGTTAGTATTACCGTTCAAACGACAAACGGTTTTAGTGATGAGGATAGCCGCAGACTTGAAGACACAATGAAACGCGTGGCTATGGGGGTAGTTAGGGAACAAAGCACACGCCCCGGTGGCATGTTACAACCGCGCAAAAAATAAAATAATACCCCCGGCGAAAGCTGGGGGTTTTCTTTATTCAACTTCGTCATTTTTAAATTCGTTGTTTACATAAAGCTGTAATGCGCTTATCAGTTCGGCGGCTTGCTTTTTGTCTATTACGATTATTTCGCAGTCGCTTTCAAGCCATAATCTTTCGTCATACTCAATACTAAGATTAATCCGCCGACATTCTTCCGTTTCATGAATAATCATCATTTACCTCTACAATCGACCATTCCGCGCAATATATCCCCTTCCGAAAATTACCTGCCAAATATTCCAGATCTCCCGCCATGTAAATTTATCATCTTCCATATCTCACCCCATCGCGCTTATAAGGCTTGTTATCAGCAAACGGGATTAACGCATCGTTTGCCACCTGGCGATTAAACCAATCTTTCAGGACAACCAGGGAAAACCGGATGCCGTAGCTATGTAATTCACGCCATCTCATTTATGCGCCCCCTTAACCCCACATTTAACATTATAATAATGATGCTCGATAATTAACCACACCTTCAAATCATCGCTGAATAACCGCCAATCGGGGTTGATATCAAATTTATAACCGTAACCATCGCGTAACTTTTTGGGGTGAGCTTCTTTTTTCAGGAAAGCATTTAATAAAGCCTTACCCTTTTTGATGATCCGGTCCTGCGCGTTTTTCTGTACCTTCAAATTTTTATCAATCGCTACCAGTTTCATAGCTCACCCCATCATCCTTAGTTGACCGCTTTCAGGTAGAAATCCCGGTATTCGTTTTCCTTCACGTTCATGTAGAACTGGCCCATTTTGAATGCATCATCAAAGCCTTTAACGATCGCCACTTCTACTTGTTCAAATGCGTTATTAAGCATTACGACCGCGTAGTGTTTATCGTTGCGTTTCATCTTGGGCCTCCTTTGTTGGTACTGCTTTTCTTCTTGCTTTCTGTATACATCTTGTTGCGTCCTGTGTGAAGCCATTTTGTAAACTGGTTATAATTCTTGTGATGAAGTTCTCATTTTTCGCGTAGAAGCGCGTAAAGATGTATACAAAATGTAATTTATAGGGGGAATTATGCCGGAAGTGTTTACCTGGACGCCGCAGCGTAGCTACAGCGTAACCAGGGAGCCGAACGTGTCGGTCGTCAAGCTGGGTGATGGCTATGAGCAACGCCAGGTTAAAGGGATTAATCCCTTGCTCGACGATTACAGCGTGGTTTTTAAGGGGTCGAGCGCCGGATGCGGTGACGCTGGCAATCCAGCGATCCAGGCGGAGGCGTTTTTACGGGCGCGCGGCGCGGTCGAGGCGTTTTACTGGTCGCCGTCGATGGATGGAGTGCAAAGGCTTTTTGTCTGCCGAAAATGGAACATGACGAAGGATGGCCCCGTATTCACGCTAACCGCGATGTTTGAGCAAGTGATGAATTAAAGGGGGCAATATGTACGGGATGTGCGTTAAGACTGGCGATGAATCATTTACGCTATTCGAAGACTACCAGATCGATAATCTCACAGTGGTGAGTGATAAGGGGAACACCTGGTATCTGCATGACTACGGCGACGGGTATGTGGGATGCAGATCTTACGAAGGGAAGGAATATTTATTCTTGATTGAGGGCGTTTAATATGCTGGTTGATGGCTTGGTAATGGTATTTATTATCGCGGTAGGAATGGCGATCATCTATGAAATAGAAAGTCGTCACGACAAATAAAACAATAAGGGGGGTAACCCCCTTATTGTTTACTAAAAATCAATTTCTTGAATTAATCCTCTTTTAAACATTTTCTTTAATAACCTTACAGAAATCTTAACTCTCTTCCAGTATCCACGGGGGAAGATTTTATACTCTTCAACATAACCATCACATATGCGGTAAATTTCAAATGTATACACATGCTGATAAGTCACACCTTCTTTCATGTCTCACCTACCTATAACACCCCGCCGAAGCGGGGTTTTTCGTGTTAGAAGTTCATGTGCATCAAGCCTATTGGGTGAGCGTGCGCCATGTTCTCAGCTATTGCGCACCAGTCCCAATCCGCAGCGTGCACGCCAAATACTATCAAGCCCATTGCTATTAGTGCTAAAACTTCAATTTTCATGATTCACCCCATTAATTCAGAAAGGCATAAACGATGGCAATCGCGCCAGCCACTACCAAAACATTTTCGATTACTTCATCCATAATTACCGCCTATAAGTTATCACGCAGATAATTAACGCCCCTGTCAGTGACGAATGAATGATTAACTTGGTTTTCATCCGTCATGATGATGAATAATTTTTCCTGTAGGTATTTAGCTTTTGGGTACAACGTTAAACAAACCTGGTACAGAATCCCGCGCTCAATCAGCAAATCAATAAATTCATGCTCATGATAGCCAATAAGGCGGGCGGCTTGTTTCAACGTGTACACATAATCCCCGTGATTACGCCGCGCCATATTGCCGCCTTATTTATTAAACGCGCTCAGATTGTCGATGCAGAAATCTTTCGCCGCTTTTTCGTATTCATGTTTCGCTTTCATGTCGTCTGCCGGGAAACCTTTTACGTGTATTTCACCAGGGCAAGACTGATCCATAGAATCAGCAAATTCAACATTGACGTTAAAGTTAATATCTTTCGGGTTCATGTTTTCCACCTCATCAATTATCTGCACCGGATTAGCGGCATATTTCACTGGATGGCCTAAACTACATTCAAGAATCCTTCCTTCTTCCAAAGCTGCCTCTTCGCTATCAAATAATCCGAAACACTCCTTGCAACCACTTAACCACACATCAAGACTATATTTTTGCATTTCGTTAACCTCTCATTTGACAGGTTCGATTCTGTACCCCAAAACGCGTTCGTCTTCAGTGAGTAATAGCGCGTCAGTCAGTGCCTCGCCTTCGTCTTTATACAGAGCTACAGTCATTTCCCTGCCACCTGACAGGAATACCTTCAACCTCCACACCTTATCAGCCATCTCACACCTCCGCGCCATTTTGTTAACTGTGCTTCCGTTTGAGTAAAATATACATATTGTATAAACCGCGATCAATCCATTTTGGTATGATTTAGCGTGACGCAGATCACAAAATCAGAAGGTGAGAAAATGCGCAATATACCTACAGAGATGATTATTGATTCCGTGGACGCTGGTGTGGGCGCGGTGATTGACTTGTTCGAACTGGACTTGTCGCCCCTGGGTGGCGAGGTTATCCGCTTCCATTCCGGCGCGAATGGCTATTACGGCCCGGTTATCTGGAAGGGATTAACTTACAACAGCTACCCGATCGAGGCTACTGGCTTCGAAATGAAAAACGAGGGCGTTTATTCACGTCCTCAAATGGCTGTAGCCAATATCGGCGGACTCATTACGGGGATGAATAACGATTTCAACGACCTTAGAGGAATGAAGGTTACGCGCCGCCAGGTGGAGGTTAAATACCTGGACGCCGTTAACTTCCCTAACGGCAATCCAGACGCAGATCCATCTATTGAGGCTGTATCTTTTTACGTCATTGAAGCAATGGCAGAAGAAACAGCAGATCAGGTTCAGTATGAGTTATCAACGCCGATTGACGCAGATAAAGCGATTATCCCAGGCCGGACTATCCTGGCGGATGTTTGTCAATGGCAATATAGGGGCGATGGATGTATGTATTCTGGCGGTCCGGTGGCTACTGATAAGGATGTACCAACCAATGATCTGAATTTAGATAGATGCAGTCACCGCCTAAGCGGTTGTCGTTTACGTTTCCCGCGTCCAGCAGCGCTACCGATCGCCTGTTTCCCTGGTTCCAGCAAGGTAGGGTGATTATGGTGATGGAAGATTTAATGTCTCGTTATGCCGCCGCTCACCCGTTTGAGGAAGTCTGCGGATTAGTAGTAGATAACGAGTATTTTTACCCGTGCGCTAACGTGTCAGAAACGCCGCGCAACAGTTTCAAAATCTCGCCGGACGATTACATCAAGGCGGACGAGTTAGGAGTTATAACTGCCGTTTTTCACTCTCACGTTGATGATGTTCCGGTGTTGTCGGCAATAGATCGACAACGGCAAGTTATTTCCGGGCTGCCGTGGTTCTTATACTCCGGCGGGAAGATTAGAAAATTCCGTCCGGTGGCGCACCTGTTAGGCCGAAAATTCATATACGGGACAACTGATTGTTACACGCTTTTTCGGGATGCTTATCACCTTTGCGGTGTGGATCTGCCTGACTTCGAAAGCGTTGATGGGTGGTGGTTACGTGGTGAAAACCTGTATTTAAAAAACTTGCCGTTAAACGGGTTTTTCCAGGTTGACGCGCAAAGTATTCAGCCGGGGGACGTGATCATCAGGCAGCCGTTTAAAGGCGCTGATCCGTGCCACGCAATGGTTTATTTAGGCAATAACACTATTTTACATCACGATATCGCTGGTTTGTTAAGTCGTAGAGAGCAAATGCGCCCCGCGTATATCAAGCAAATGCATTCAGTATGGAGGTATAACAAATGCTCAGATTTAGATTTACGGGCAATTTCCGAAGATATTACAGCAAAATGTGTCTAAATGTCGAAACACCAGCGCAGGGACTTCGCTTGCTGGTTGCACAAAATCAGGATTTTAAGCGAGCATTTTTAGGTACGCCATTACGATTGCGGATCGCAGGAAGGGATTGTGATGAAAAAAATTGCGTAGTGGCTGTTAATAACAAATATCCAGACGGAACGACAATTATTATCGCGCCGTTAATCGAGGGCGGGGTAGCTGGGATTGGTCTTGTTGGTTGGCTTTTGGTTGGCCTTACGGTGGCGAGCGTCGCTTATTCTATTTATATGTATCGCAACATGAAGCCGCAAACATCAGCAGAAAGTGCGCAGGATGGGCGCATCACTAATAACACTTACACCAGTGTAGAAAACAGAGTAGGCCAGGGGCGACCCGTTCCAATCTTATTGGGTGAAATGAAAATAGGGTCAAATGTTGGTTCCCTGGGTATTGACACAACCAATAATAAAGACGCCTTAGATGTTGTAAGTTAATAAGGGGGTTACTATGGGCGGTGGTGGTGGTGGCGGTAGCACACCAGATTTACTTAATGACAATTTGTATCATAAACAGTTTTATCGCGTATTAGATATATTGAGTGAAGGCCCGATCTACGGTCCGGTTAATGCTGCCGCGCCGTTGAACTGCGTGATGCTTAATGATACACCTATTACGGATACTGCGGGTCATGTCAGTATCCCCGGCGTTAGTGTCGCCTGGCGTCCTGGTACACTTAACCAATCGCCGATCAATGGTTTTAATGCTATTGAATCGACCGTTATGGTTAACACCGAGGTAACACACGACACCCCGTTAGTTCGCACTGTATCCGATCCCAACGTGACGCGAGTCAGGTTGAATGTTGGGGTGGATGTTCTTGTAGAAAGCGATGATGAAGGGAATCAATACAATTCAACCGTTATGATGATGATTGACGTAAAACCATCATCATCAACGATATGGACGCCTGTTAAAGCCGTTTCTATTACCGGTAAAATTAGCGGTGAATATCTTGAGTCTCATATTATTTGCGCACCTAGTGAAAGCCCGTTCGATATTCGGGTTCGTCGTATTACACCCGATAGCACTGGCGATTTATTGAACAACAATACACGATGGAATAGTTACAGTGAAATTATCGACGATAACCTATCTTACCCTCACACGGCTATAGCTGGCGCAGTGATCGACCATGATCAGTACGCTGACACGCCTACCCGCACTTATCACCTCCGCGGGCTGATTGTTGATATCCCTGATAACTACAACCCGGAAACGCGCACTTACTCAGGATTATGGCTTGGCGGCTTCAAGCAGGCGTACACTAATAACCCCGCTTGGATCTTCCGTTATCTGGTTAAAAACGAGCGTTTTGGCCTTGCCCGTCATGCTGGCTATATTGATGTTGATGACGGCGCATTATATACGCTTTCCCAATACTGCGACCAGTTAGTCAATGATGGTTACGGCGGCCTTGAGCCGCGCGTTACGCTTAATGCGTACATTACAGAGCAGATGAGCGCCCGCGACTTACTGGACAATATCGCCGGGATGTTCAGAGGTATGGCGCTATGGGACGGACAACGCCTTACGGTGATGATCGATGCGCCACAAGATCCGATCGCCACTATTACAAATGCAAATGTCGTTGATGGCGCGTTTACTCGTTCAAGTATCGCCCGTGCGGAATGTTATAACGCCGTGATCGTATCTTGGACTGACCCGAAGAACGGCTGGGAGCAATCAAAAGAGTATGTAGCAGACGATGAACTGATCGCCCGTGATGGTTACAACGAAACCACGTTAGAGGCGTTCGGGTGCACATCACGCGGGCAAGCGTACCGCGCGGGCAAGTGGCTGATAGAAACAGCAAAACGCGAGCCGTCAAAATTCACGTTTAAAATGGCCCGTGACGCGATTCACTTTACACCAGGGGATATCATCGAGATCCTCGACAATAACCGCGCGGGCGCTCGTTTAGGCGGTCGTATCGTGGCGAACAATGGCAAGGTGATAACGGTCGATAAGGTTGATTCAGAATACATCACCGCAGGCGACACCATCAGCTTGCTCGATAGTGATGGCAAATTTAAAAAACACCAGATCACCGGGGTGAATGGAAATGAGATCACCTTAGCGGCGGCCCCGGCGTGGATTCGTAACGGGACCGTTTTCGCTGTATCCACTGAAGCAGCAAAACCCGTTTTATGCCGGATCACCAGCGTAGCCGAAACCGAAAATAACAGCGTATACACCATCGAAGCCGCGCAGCACGACCCGAACAAACAGGCGGTAGTCGATGAAGGCGCAATCTTCGAAATCAGTAGCGACACGCTAAATCACTTCCGTGTCCCGAACATCGAAAATTTGAAAGTGGTAAACGTTGGGTCAGAAACGGTTCAATGCCGCGCCACCTGGGAGACGCAGACAACAACGCATCCCCTGACCTTCGAAATCCGCGTATATAACGCAGACGGGCGCGTGGTGGCAAGTTATGAAACCACGAATTACCGTTATGAATTTTATGGCCTCGACGCAGGGAATTACACGTTGGGTATTCGCGGGCGTAATGACACTGGCATGAAGGGGGCGGAAAGTATTGTAGATCTGGTGATTGGTGCGCCAGCGGCCCCGGTCGGCGTTAATTGGGTGCCAGGTGTTTTCCAGGCGACTGTTTACCCGATCAGCAGCACCACGCTAACGACCGATACCAGTTACGAATTCTATTATGCCGGAGAAAACCAGATCACTGACTTCAGCCAGGTAACAACATCAGCGCAATTCACCGGGCGCGGGTATCAATGGACCTTCGGCGGTATGGCAACGGGCCATACGTATTACGTTTACGTGCGCACAAAAAACGCTTTCGGTGTATCTGACTTTATCGAAGCCAGCGGTAAACCTTCCGAAAACTTCGAGGAAATTACAGACGCCGTGCTGAATGAAGTTATGGAAGGCGAGCAATTCCAGAACATGATCAAGGACTCCATAGGCGAAGTAACAGGCGGTTTAATGGGTGACGTGGAAGAACTGAAACAAACCACGGTAGACATTGACCAGGCTGTTACCGACCTGAAGGAGTCAACCGCCGATCTGGAAGAACGTGTAAAAAACAACGAGGACGGGATCGGGGAGCATGAAAGCCAGATTAACGAAATCAGCGTAGAATTGACGGAGCAAGAAAACGAGCTAATGCAGACCCGCGCCAGCCTGCAAAACGCAGCCATTGCGCTTATGAATAACTCATTGGCTAACACCAGCACCCGCACCACGTTAACGGCGCAATATAAAAACCAGAAAGCAGAAACGAAGGCGGAAATCGAGCGCATTGATTCAGTTATTGCTACAGAGAAGGAAGCGACCGCGCAGGCGCTTACCACGCTTGAAAGCAAGGTTAATGACGAAATCAGCGCTAACGTAACCGAACTACAGCAGACCATCGCGACGCTTGAAAGCTCAACAAGCCAATCAATCGAAAAACTGGAAAGCCAGGTAAACGAGGATATCCAGGCCAGCTTAACGGAGATCAACCAGACAATCACCGATCTGGAATCATCCACGGCTGAATCCATCAATAACCTTGAGGCGAAAGTAGACGGCGATATCTCATCAGCGATCAGCAGCGTGGATCAGGCATTAGCCACACATGAACAAGCCAACGCTACACAGTTTGCGCAGATTAGCGCATCACTGGAAGCAAACGAGGCGTCGATTACGGAGTGGAGCGAAGCGTTTACGTCTTACCAGGAATCGACCGCCACACAGATCGAAAGTATCACGGCGTCAATTGAGGGGCAATCAGTATCAATTGAGGAAAACAAAACCGCTATCACCAGCCTTGAATCAGACATGTCGGCAACGTGGAGCGTTAAGATCGCCGCAGACAGTAACGGAATGAAATATTTTTCCGGTATCTCGCTTGGCCTGACTGGCAGCGGCACAAGCACACAATCGCAGTGCATTTTCCTTGTTGACCGCTTTGTGTTAATGACGGCGGCAAACGGCACATATACGACACCTTTCTATGTTACGAATGGTGCAATGTATGTGCGCGAAGCGTTTATTAAAGACGCATCGATTACTACCGCAAAAATTGCGCAGCAAATCCAATCATCCAATTATGTTTCCGGTTCCGCCGGGTGGATGATTAATAAGAATGGTAACGCTGAATTTAATAACGTAACAGTACGCGGCACGGTATACGCTAATTCTGGGGTGTTTAATGGTACTATTAACGCAACTGACGGTAAATTTAAGGGAGTAGTTGAAGCCACATCATTTGTTGGTGACGTTGCTAACATGGGTGTTGGTCCAGATCGAGTACTTGGGTATAACGGAAGTTATAAAGCAACCATCACATATAACGACAGCACAACCAGTGCATTGACGAAATCAGTTATGCTTATGGCAACGATTACATTGACATCTGGTGAATATAGATCAACTTATAACGTAACGTTTAGTTGCGGAGGTCAAAGTAAAACAATTCAATACTACGTACCTTATGGTGGATGCACATTAACAGTGCAATGCGCTTTTTCTGGTTTAACAACATCAAGGATTACCGGGGAAATATATTGCCCACAAACATCAGCATCAGAAGGCTACTCATATTGTATGGCTTTGTATTCTCCGACAATGCTAGTATCAAGAGGAACAGGATCATTTAGCGCATCAACTACAGCATAAAAATAAAACGGGGCATAAGCCCCGTTTTTATGCATTGTTTTTATTTTTACGCCAATAATTTACATCATAAATTGTGGCAAGTTACATTCACTGTAAATGATTTATTGTATTGGCATAAATCAATAAATACATTTTGTGCAAGCATAAAATGCAACGCAGATCACAAAATGGTAGAATTATTCCGTTAATTAACATAATGGAGTCATTGCGATGATCTACACCATTGGAAGTATTGCCGTATCCGGTAACACGCTGACCGGGACGGGTACAAATTTTAAAGCACCCTTATCCATGATCCGCGTGGGGTGCACAGTTATTGTAAAAAGCGACCCTATTCAGATCTTTTCCATCACTGAAATTGTCAGTGAAACGGAATTATCTATAACCCCGGCAGCATCACCGGATATTCCGGCGGGTACTGCTTACAGTATTTTACTGTGCGATTCGATCTCAGTTGACGGGCTGGCGCAAGACGTAGCGGAAGCATTACGCTATTTCACCGGGCAGGAATCAGAGATCTATGCCGCCGTTGAATACTGGAAAAATTATGGTGATGCCGCGCAGGTAGAAGCACTGTTAACCGCTATTCAGGCAGAAACAGCGCAATCAACCGCCAACGCCGCCGCCACCGCCGCAGACGTTGAAACAACCGCCGCCGCGCGGCATGAAGCTATTGCCGCGAAAGATGCCGCAGAAGGTTACAGCGTGCTGGCTGGTGAACAAGCCGCCACCGCCGCCACACAGGCAACCGTAGCGACCGAACAAGCTACTACCGCCACCAATGCCGCCACCGCCGCACAGACCGCGCAGACTGCTACCGAAGCAGCACGCGACGAAGCTACCGCGAGAGCAGTCGTCGCAACTGAACGAGCAACAGTAGCAACTGAACAGGCGTCAGCCGCCACCCAAGCCGCCGCAGCAGCCAATACAGATGCCGAAGCCGTAGCGGCAGATCGTGCCGCTGTTTATGAATTGCGCATGTATGCGAAGGAAGAAGCGGAGAAATCCGAAGCCGCAGCCGCAGCAGCAGAAACAACCGCCGCTAATATCGCTATCGATGAAAAAGAACTGGCAGCAAAAGCAACCGCCGCCACCCAAGCCGCAGAAGCGGCACAGACCGCGCAGACCGCCACTGAAGCGGCCCGCGATGAAGCAGTGGCGCAGGCAACCACTGCAACTGAACAGGCGGCTACCATTACCAGTGCCGCGACCGCCGCGACCAGCGCCGCTAACACAGCGACCCAAAAAGCGAATGAGGCAACCACTGCCGCCGCCGCAGCGCTTGAGCATAAAAACGACGCAGAAACCGCCGCAGAAGCAGCGGAAGCAAGCGCTAGTAGTATTGCTATAGACGAATCGAAGATATCAGCCGCCGTAAATACAGCAACCCAAAAAGCAACCGCCGCCACCCAAGCCGCAGAAGCGGCACAGACCGCGCAGACCGCCACTGAAGCGGCCCGCGATGAAGCAGTGGCGCAGGCAACCACTGCAACTGAACAGGCGGCTACCATTACCAGTGCCGCGACCGCCGCGACCAGCGCCGCTAACACAGCGACCAGCGCGCGGGATGAAGCCATAGCCGCGAGAGACGCTGCAGAGGGTTACAGCGTGCTGGCTGAAGAGCGTGCCGCCACCGCAACATCTGAAGCGGAAAACGCAGCAGCAGCAGCAGCCGCAGCCGCAGAATCAGAAGCCAATGCGCAATCCTATGCGGAGCAGTTATCATCGCCAACAACAATAACCGCAGGTACAGTAAGAGCAAAAACAAAACTTCAGTCGGACTCCAACGCTGTATTTGCTGGAAAAATGAACGTAACAGCAACAGCCAACTTCTCACAAAAAATAACATCAACCGCAGATATCTTCACATCCGGTAAAGTCTCCTGCTCAGAATTAACACAAACATCAGATATAAATGAAAAAGAAAATATTATGGAAATACAGGAGGCCAGAAAATTATTGCAGCACGTTAACGGATATACATTCAATTTTATTGGTGATAATAGGGCGTGCGCTGGTGTTATAGCACAGGAATGGCAAAAGATATTGCCGCAAGTAGTTCGCGAAGTAACAATAACAAAAGAGATGCCAGGACCGACAAGTGACGGCACCGTGCTTACTGGTGAAAAAATTGTTTTGGGTGTTAATTACTCCGGCATCGTTGGATATCTCGTCAGAGTATGTAAGGATCAAGATATAGCCATAGTTACTCAAGATGCACGCATTACCGCGCTTGAAAATCAGGTAAGCGAACTGGTTGCGCTTGTTAAGCAGTTGACCGGAAGCGAAGAGTAAAAGGTGATGTGCGAAGAACATCGCCGCGCGAAACGAGGCTAACGCCTCGTTTCTTTTTGTGTACCAAATAGTGACCAAATTGATAAATCAAAATCAAAAATAAAACATAACGCATTGAATATAAATATATTTTACAATAAACTACCCATTCAAAAGATAAGCGGATAGGGCAAGACTAACGAATAGTAAGTACCCAGTTTTGCGTCTGGTTTGTAGCGTTGCAGGAATCCAAGAAACAGTGGAACAAAAGGAGATACCGGCGCTAAAGGCAATACGGATGAGTCGGCAATACGAAAGAGGATTTGCGCAAATGCCGGGTGAAAGCCAAGTAGCATAAACATTGGTACGAAAATGGGGGCCAGAATCGACCAGATTGCGGAACCGCTGGCAATAAACATGCATAAGAAAGAGGAAAGCAACGCCAGACCGACAAACGCCGGGATGCCGCTAAGCCCTGAACTTTCAAGTATATCGGTCAGCCCCACGGCGATGAATTTCCCCATGTTGCTCCAGTTAAACATGGCGACAAATTGGGCGAGGGGAAAAACCATCACGATAAATCCCGCCATCTCTTTCATCGGTTCAATCATTAAATGCGGTAAATCCGCCTGACGTCGAATTGTGCGGGTAGCGATGCCATAAGCCAGCGAGACAACAAAGAAAAAAAGAATGATCAGTGGCACGATACCTTTAATAAAGGGTGATGGCATCACGGTGTGATTAATCGGATCGCGCAATATCCCGTTTTCCGGGATCACCATCAGCGCGATCGCAGCAATAAAAAGTAGCGATACGACACCTGCTATGCGTAAACCAAAACGCTGACTTTCGGTCAATGTCTGCAGTTTCTCATCGCTGTTTCCCTGCCATTGACCTAATCGTGGCTCGATGATTTTGTCGGTTATCAGGCCGCCAACAATCGTCAGTACGACTACGGAGCTGGCCATAAAATACCAGTTATCAATTACACTGACGTGCATTTGCGGATTGAACGCAGCCGCCGCTTCCGTGCTGATCCCCGACAGCAACACGTCGGTTGTGACAATCAGTAAATTAGCCGTAAAGCCGCAACCTACGCCTGCAATGGCAGCCAGTAAACCTGCAACTGGATGCCTGCCCACCGCCAGAAAAATCAGCGCACCCATCGGTGGCATGATCACTAACGCCGCATCGGAAGAAATGTGGCTGAAAAAAGCAATAAACAGCACCATATAACTGGCGTAGCGGGCATTAACATGCGATGCCATTTTAACCATTAGCGCTGGCAGTAAGCCGACGCGCTCCGCTAGGCCGGCACCTAAAACCAGCGCCAGGATCGCTCCAAGTGGAGCAAAACCGCTAAAGTTTTTAATCACATTGGGTAAAAACCAGTGTAATCCTTCCACACTGAGCAGGTTTTTCACCACCACCGGCGTACCATCGGTCGGGTTTTTCGCACTGACGCCAAAGGCTGACAAAATTGCCGTCGTCACCATGAGTACGATTATCAAATAGATAAAGAGCAAAAAAGGATGGGGAACCTTGTTACCAATTCTTTCGACCCAGCCATAGAGCTTCCCGGATTGGGAGGACGACGGTATGGATGACATACTCATGGGCATTCCTCGGTTGTTGTGTTTGCGTTGTTGTTGTTATTTTAAAGGTGACGGTGTCACGTTTTTCGGGATAGGGCAGTGATACGGTTGCGTGTCCGTAACTTGCTGATGCTCTTGTTGGCATTCTTGCAATAGCCCTGAATCAATGAAGAGATTGACTGTGGTTGCTGCCATAGTTTTCGCCGCCAGCAGCATTCCTTTATGAGCAATAGATGTTCGCCCCTGGCTAACCAGTTGCCACGTATGTAGCGGTGTACCGACGGCAAAACAGGGGCTGAAACACTGGGCAACAGGCAGTTTCCAACTGACGTCGCCGACATCAGTCGATGCCGCAAGCACGTTATCGGTGGCGGCATATGGAGCGACCTCATTCGCCAGTACCGTTTCACGATGACGTAGTGCAAAAACCTTGCCGTTTTCGCCACCGGTTGCGGCGATATTATTCAGACTGTTTTGCCGATCGTTGGGGGTGAGCGTAGCCTGAATTTGTTTCGCAAAAGCCAGTTCTTCGGAGTTCCATTCCGGGGTACCAAAATGGGATAGGGCATGGTACATGGCATTTTCTAAGGTGCGATTCGGGAGATAACTGGAACAGGCTTTGTCGAAGCGGCATTCAACCGTGGTTTCGGTCATCAATGCCGCACATTCGGCGATTTTGGCGACCCGATCATAAATATGCTGCACGTCGGTCATTTCGGGGGCACGGATAAGATAAAGCACTTCTGCCTGCGCCTGGACCACGTTGGGCGAGATCCCGCCGCTATCTGTGATGGCATAGTGTACGCGCGCTTTTTCAATAATATGTTCGTTGAGGAAGTTGGTGCCAGTGGTCATCAACGTTACGGCATCAAGGGCGCTGCGTCCCAAATGAGGGGAATTCGCGGCATGTGCTGCGATCCCTTTAAAGCGCCATGATGCCTGAATGTTTGCCAGCGTGCGTGTATTGAACATACCGGCAAAGGCTTCCGGGTGCCAGGTGAGTGCCGCATCCACATCATCAAATACCCCCTCGCGGACCATGAACGTTTTACCCGAGCCGCCTTCTTCGCCAGGACAACCATAAAAGCGCACTGTGCCGCCTTGCCCATATTGTTCCAGCCATTTCTTGACGGCTATTGCAGCGGCAAAGGCGGCGGTTCCCAGCAAATTGTGTCCGCAACCGTGACCATTTTCACCGGGCGTCACGGATGTAGGTTGCGCGCAACCTGCTTGCTGACTTAAACCTGCCAGGGCGTCATATTCTCCCAGCAGGGCGATAACCGGTTTGCCTTGACCAAACGAAGCAATAAAGGCATTTGGGATATTGCCTACGTTGCGGGTAACGGTGAAGCCTGCAGATTCCAGCGCCGAAGCCAGATGCTCCGCTGACCAGAACTCTTCAAAACGTGTTTCTGGATGATCCCAGATTTGATCGGCAATATCGGTATAACGTTGGCGATCGGCTTCAATCGCATCGTCGATAAAACGATAGATTTCCTGCATCAGATACCTCGCGTCCAGGGAAAATTGAGCGCGGTGCGCGCCAGCGTTTCGACGGCAATAGCGAGAACCTGCTCGTCAAAATCGAATTTTTCGTTGTGATGACCTGCCGCCAGCTGTGTGCCAAACACCACGTAGGAGGCTTGCCCTTGATGTTGCTGCACGCGGGCCATCATTAATGTGGCATCTTCGGAACCCGCAGGCGCTTCAACACGTTCAATGGCCTGATTGACCCCCGCGACCTGAGCCGCCTGACTTTGCAACCATGCGACCCATTGCGGCGAAGGAGAACTGGCGGTAGCTGCACCCATCAGACGAGTTTCAACGCCGACACCATACATGGTTGCTGCGCCCTGAATCGCTTGTTGTGCACGGTCAAAAACATATTGATTAATGACGTCGCTGGCCCCGCGTGTTTCCACTTTCAGCAACGCCGAGGCAGGAACAACGTTACGACCGCTTCCTGCCTGCATAACGCCCACGTTTACTCTGGAAGCTCCTTCGCTGTGCGGGGCGATTGCATGCAGTGCAAGAGTGGCTTGTGCTGCCGCCAACAAGGCATTGTGACCGTCTTCTGGTTTTGCGCCTGCGTGAGCGGCGGTACCGGTGAAGTGCGCGTCAAATTTGGTGGTTGCCATAAAATTATCACTGCCGCACACCACGGTGCCCGCAGGTACGCCAGTGCCAATGTGCACGGCAGTAAAATAATCAACATCATCTACGACACCTGCATCGACCATCGCCCGCGCGCCACGCGTACCTTCCTCTGCAGGCTGAAAAATCAGTTTGATGACGCCATGTAGTCCGGACTCGAATTGTTTAAGGGTATGCGCCAGCCCAAGCCCAATGGCGGTATGTCCATCATGACCACAGGCATGCATCATTCCGGCGTTACATGACGCAAAACCGTCGCGGTAGGGGCGATGGCTGACATCCTGCTCTTCACTGAGATCCAGCGCGTCCATATCGACACGGAAAGCCATCACCGGACCGGGGCGACCGGTATCCAGGGTGGCGACGATACCAGTGAAACCACCTTCAAAAACCGCAATCCATTGTGCTAGCGCACCCTGTTGACGAGCGCGCTCGAATTCGCGTTGTAGAGTGAGTTCATCAGGTAGTCCCATCCGGCTACTTTCATTAACTACTTCGCGGCCCAGCGCCAGTGAATAGCCGAGCTGCTGCAATTCTTCCGCAACAAGGGTGGCAGTGCGGAATTCCACCCAGCCAGACTCTGCATAGTGATGAAAATCACGTCGCCAGTGCGATAATTTTGGGGCAAGCGAATTAACAAATTGATTCAAAGACTCCATAACCTTTCCCGTCATCAGTAAAAAGTGTGACCCGGTTCACGTAGCGATAGTTTTTACTTATCACTAACTGATTTTTCACAGTTTTAACCGTTCATAAATTACCCTGACACAATCATCTGCATTAAAGTAGATGCCAGTTTCTTTGGTCTGATAAATAACGGTTATCGGTGGCGTCATGGCTTTTCAGGTAAAAATTCATCAAATTCGTGCTTTTGTTGAAGTGGCTCGTCAGGGCAGCATTCGCGGAGCGAGCCGAATGTTGAATATGTCGCAACCGGCACTGAGTAAATCTATTCAGGAGCTGGAAGAAGGATTAGCGGCGCAACTCTTTTTTCGCCGTAGTAAAGGCGTGACGTTAACTGATGCCGGTGAAAGTTTTTATCAGCACGCCAGTCTTATTCTTGAAGAACTGCGCGCAGCCCAAGAGGATATTCGCCAACGACAAGGGCAACTGGCAGGGCAGATTAATATCGGCATGGGGGCCAGTATTTCCCGCAGTCTGATGCCAGCTGTCATATCTCGTTTTCATCAGCAGCATCCGCAGGTAAAAGTACGCATTATGGAAGGGCAACTGGTGTCGATGATTAATGAATTGCGTCAGGGAGAATTGGATTTCACCATCAATACCTATTATCAGGGACCGTACGACCACGAATTTACTTTTGAGAAATTACTGGAAAAGCAATTCGCGATCTTTTGCCGCCCGGGACACCCCGCCATTGGTGCCCGTTCGATCAAACAGTTACTGGATTACAGCTGGACAATGCCGACGCCACACGGCAGCTACTACAAACAGTTGAGTGAATTGCTTGACGATCAGGCGCAAACGCCACAGGTCGGTGTAGTCTGCGAGACGTTCTCAGCCTGTATCAGTCTGGTGGCAAAAAGCGATTTTCTCAGCATACTGCCTGAAGAAATGGGCTGCGATCCCTTGCACGGACAGGGGCTGGTGATGTTGCCGGTTAGCGAAATTTTACCGAAAGCGGCCTATTATTTGATTCAGCGGCGTGATAGTCGCCAGACACCACTGACCGCGTCATTAATCACGCAATTCCGGCGAGAATGCGGCTATCTGCAAAGTTAAAACTGCATAAAAAAATAGAGTCTGTCGACATCCGCCAGACTCTACAGTACACACAGCAGTGCATCCGCGTCTTAAATCCGGCATTGTCTCCTCTGCGCCGGTGACTGTGTTATAACGGTTTTAACCTTTAGTTGCCAATTTTCTTCAGTGACAGATTTCACGAAAATATAAGTTACATTATTAATATCGTGATTTTATAAATTAGTGTTTTTTGCTGTTTCATAATGTGCCACGTTGTTCATTATGTTTTTGATTTTTAAACTCATTGCAATTTTTCTTGTTCCAATTTGTTCCACGTTGTACCCCCTTGTGCAATGATCGGTGTAGTTAATGGTGTAGTTAATTGTGATGACCGGATTCAAAATTATGAGCAGAGCACTTAACAAACTGAGCGATACACAGCTAAGAAAAATCAACGGCACACCAGCCCCAAAAACCACATTTCTTAATGACGGTGGAAACCTGAGCGTCAGGCATTCCACCAGCGGCTTGTTAACCTGGTATTTCACCTACAGGGCAGGAGCTGGACGCCTGGTATCACCGGAACGCCTGAAGCTGGGAAATTATCCTGATCTGAGCCTGAAAGCAGCCAGGGAAAAAGCGGCACAGTGTCGCGCATGGCTGGCAGAAGGAAAAAATCCACGCCATGAGCTTAATTACTCCATACAGGAAGCACTAAAGCCGGTAACGGTGGGTGATGCGATCAGCTACTGGCTGGAAATGCACGTAAAGGAAAACCGTGTCGATTACGTCTCCCTGAACAGCCGCCTGAATAATCACGTCATACAGCATATTGGCAATATGCCACTGGATAAATGCGAGTTACGTCACTGGCTGGCCTGTTTTGACCGGATACGCAAAAAATCCCCTGTAACGTCTGGTCACATGATGCAGGCGTGTAAACAGGCGCTTAAGTTCTGCCGAAAACGTCGCTACGCAGTCAGTAACGTTCTGGATGATCTCAACGTGGTGGACGTTGGCAAAAAGCCAGGCATAAGCGAACGCGTGCTTAGTAACAAAGAACTGGGCGAATTATTACAGGCGCTGGATAAAAAAATATTCCCGCCCTACTACAGCGCGCTAATCCGCCTCCTGATTGTGTTTGGCTGCCGAACTGGAGAACTGAGGCTGTCGGAGATCAGGGAGTGGGATTTTAAGGAAATGCTCTGGACGGTACCGAAAGAACACAGCAAAACGAAGGTCGCCATATTCAGGCCAATACCGGAAAGCATTTTGCCGTTCGTCACGCAACTGGTGGAGCAGAACAGGCACACAGGGTTATTACTCGGAGAACTGAAACAGGAAGCCAGCGTGTCACAATACGGCAGATTTACGCACAAAAAATTAAACCATCCTCACTGGTCCCTGCACGATATACGGCGCACGTTTACCACGATGCTGAACGATTTAGGCGTGGATCCGCATATTGTCGAGCAACTTACCGCCCACCAGATGCCAGGGATGCAACGAGTCTATAACCACTCCCGCTATATTGATGCGAAACGTAACGCGCTGGATATGTGGACAGAGCGATTAGAGATACTGGCAGGTGCTCACGAAAACGTAACCACACTGCCAATAGCCAGAGAAATATAATTTTTTTCGCGATTTTTCAGAACGGACACAACGTGAAACAACGAGACACCACGACGAACAACGGCGAACAATCTGGAACAAACTTGATTATCATCTGACCGACACCCTAAAAAGTTGATTTTCAGTCGTTTTACTGGCTTTTTGTACATTGGCGAATCACTCTTAAAAGCATGTAAAAAAGGGCGTAAAAACAGAATTTTACGCTACTGCATCACAATGAATTAAAAAAGTTTTTATTCTCATTACCCCACTTCTGTAAAACGACCGCCACCAGTGTTTGCCATTCCATAAACACCCTGACACAATCCGACCCAACCCAATAATCCACCCAATGACTCTTTAAGAAACAACAAAGGGGGAATTGTGTTAAGCACAGATCGCTTTATACGTGAAAAAGAATGTCAGCAACTTACAGGCCTGAGCCGTTCATGCCGCTACCGCCTGGAAAAAGCCGGACAATTCCCATCACGGCGTAAACTCGGTGGTCGTTCCGTTGGCTGGTCTTTATCCGAAGTTCTGGCATGGAAGGACAGCCGCGAGGCAGTTCACTAATCAGGCTGGCGGCACACAGCCGCCTCCCATCCACTAATACAGAGATTTAACCATGAATACTGGATATACGCCTGTACAGGGGCGGGGCTTCGTTCGGCCTGAAAAACAGAATCTGCAAAATTTCGCTGAAATTATTCCGGTTATTTCCGGCGTTATTGGTGGGCGTGAAACCACTATTGTTAGCGCCAGAGCGTTACATAAGGCGTTAGGTGTAGGGCGCGTTTTCCGTTCGTGGATCAAGGGGCGCATTGAAGAATACGGGTTCACGGAAGGCGTGGATTATGAGGTTGTTGAATATTTGAGCCGACCCGATCCGGTGAGCGCAAAATCTCGCCAGCAAACAGCTCTTGAGTACATCATCACAGTGAACATGGCGAAAGAACTGGCGATGGTCGAACGCACCGAACAGGGCCGCGCCGTTCGTCAGTACTTTATCAAATGCGAGGAGGAGCTACACAAGGTAGCGCCAGTGCGTTCCGCAGTGTTACGCCGGGAACTGAAAGCCCGTATCACAGTTGCCAGCTACTTTAAGCCAATGTGTGCCGCGCTGGAGGCGTACCGGGCTGAGCTGGGTAAAAACACTCTACAGCACCACTACACCACGGAAGCCAATATGCTGGCGCGTATCGTGCTGGGTGGCATGACTGCAAAACAGTGGGCGCAGGCGAACGGCATCACAGGCGAACCACGCGACCACATGAGCACGTTGCAGCTTGAGCATCTTTCTTACCTTGAGCAGAGCAATATCACGCTGATTGAGTTAGGCCAGGACTACCACCAGCGGAAAGCTGAATTAATTCGTCTTTCGCAGCGTTGGTTAGCCCGTCGCATGGAGGAAAACAGCCATGTGTAATGCTCTGACCGTTACAAAAAGAAAAAGCGCCCCGTTGCCGGAGCGCCTTTGTGAACAAGTCGCTTACTGCGCCATATTGCTTACTGTCTACGAGGCAGATTATAGCGTTGTGGTCGTACAGAGTGAAGGCGCTGATCACTGTTATCACAGTAAGCCAGAAATGCAGAATATTTTGCTGCAAAATGCAGTTGGCCAAGCTGTCCGGAAAGCAAAAAATACTGCTGGTGGCGCGACTGATGCGATTTTGTCAGGTCGCCAGGTGCTGATCAATCTGATGTCTGATTTCGTTCTGGATAAAACAAAGGCGACCGCAGAGAGCCGCCAGTGGAAAAGCTACATACTTGAACGCATCACCAACAATGCCACATTTGCGGCTGGTGGGCAATGTGTCAGCTTTGCACCAATGACTCTAGGTTTAACTGAGGGTCATTATGGTGAATATGCTGGCTTGCTGGTGGGCTATTCCTGCTCTTTAACATCGCCATGCCGCGATGTTTTCCAGGTATGCGACCCCATTTTTGTGCGCCTGTACTCTTTAAGGAATTTCTCAAGGATAAACGCACAGGGCGCGAATCTGTCTGACTCATGCTCGTACGCTATCTTTCTGCGCTGTCTTTTCCGTGCCGGTGATGGTGTATTGGTTGATTCTTTGTTGGTCATGGCGCTGCCCTGTAAAACGATGCACCGTAGTTCCTCACACCACGGCGCTGGTGATGGTTACTCCTGTTCTTTGGCCTTGCGCCGCTGGAGTTCTTCACGCGCGACGGTGACGAGTTGCCCGATCTCCTCGGCTGCTTTGACACCGATTTTTTCCACCTGCGCCAGTGCATCGAGCGAAGAAACCAGGGGATTTTCTCCGCTTCCTTCTGCCTGGCGGCGGGCGATTTCACCGCGAACGGCTGTAATCACGAAAGCGGCTATTGTTTCCCCTTCCGTTTTCGAATTTTCCATTTCCTCGATTACATCATGGGGGAAGCGGATATTTTTCATTTGCGATCTGCTGTTGATGTTTCCTGTTGCCATCAGAATGTCCGGTTATTTTGAGGTGTGTACACATTACACCAAAAGGTGTGTTGATAAAACACTTGACACTGTAGCACACTTAAATCTAATCTGTATATACACTAATGATTGTGGTGTATATACAGCAACGCCCCGCAGTGGTGGCACACATGCAGGGCGTCTAACCAAACCGTTAAACGAGGTAACGATTATGGCTGGAACACAGCATACCCAAACTCACCCTAAATTTATATACACCTTCCTGGCGGTGCACCGTGATTGCATAGCTGACGGTAAAAACACTGTACACGTAGCCGCTGATACGCTGGTTGATGCCTGCGAGATGCTCAATGACATGGGCTATATCTCGGCAACATGGAAAGGGCGCGAAGAAAACACGCTGTTTATTCAGAAATGCGAGAACAATTTTATCTGGCGTTTTATCGCCCTGAGCACAGCACAACCGCGCGTAATTCACATCGAGGCCACCAGCGAACAGGAAGCGCGTCAGCAATCTCCTGATGGCTGCGTGATGGTATTCGCTGCCCGTATTCGCCAGGAGGTGCACCATGCATAACCTGTCAATTTCTGACCTTAACAGCATTCAGTTTCGTGAGAAATTCACCGAGCAGCTACTGGTTAACGTGGAGAATGGACGCGTGGTAAGTAATTATCACCTGCCGGATGGTGCAATTGCCGGAAGCGTTGAAGCATTGCTGGAACTGGCAGAACGTGCGCGACTTATTAAGCCGTTAACGAACCATCACGATGATGATCTGCATTTTACCGGACGCATGGTGAGTCACTACGAAAACGGCGTCGAGGTATCCCGCGAACGGCTGCGTGATGATTGCTGTTTCGGAACACTGCCGGAATTTAGCGAACTGCTGACCCGTTGCGATTACCGGATCATTCAGGGGGGAAGTCATGGGTAATCAGCCAGCAACAATGACAATTACCCTGAATGTGCCAGATGATTTCACCGGGCGCGTACTGGTTTACCTGGATAAAGGGAAAGTGAAATCACAATGCCGACTGCGAAATAATGAAATTGTAAGTACGGTAGAAGGCTTTTCTGAACTATGTATTCGTGCAGGAATAAAACCGGAACTGCTGACAGGAAAATAAAACCATGAAAAAGAAAAATTCTGGCTTTACTGCCAGCGGCCTCTCTCGGTCTGCAATTCGCTCTGGCGATATTTACCGCGACACCAGACGTGGGGGACGAGTGGTTATTCGTCACGTTACGCCAGGCAATATCACCTACCGCCGTGAGGCTTACGAATATGACTGCGTAATGCCGCGCCGTCAGTTTGAGCGTGATTTTATTCTGGTGGAAAACAAACAATTGGCGGTGGCAAGACGTGCAGCCTCGAATATTAAAAAAATCCGGGCAATGTTGGTTGCGGGAGGTAAGAAGTGAAAAACGCACCGAATTTAAAATATCAGCCAAAGGATAAATTCACCGAGGTAATCATTTTTGCCGGGACGGATGCTTACGCCCATGCTCAACACTGGATTGAAAGCGAAGGACGAAAACACGGCGATAACGTGCCACCTGTTTACCTGGGGCCAACGCAACTGGCAGATCTGGCTAATATCCGCATTATCGACGATGAGCGCCGCTTTGCGCGTGTTTATATCGCGGGGGAGATAGAGCCAATCCAGATCAATGCTATCGCTGAAAAGCTGGCGCTGGCTGGCGTACAGGATGCGAAATTATACAAAGGCATCACCGACCGGGAGCCGGAGAACTGGCGCGACTACCTGCAACGGATCCGCGAACAGACAGAGCGCGGGGAAACCATTCCTGAAGGAATCGGAATAGCTGGTGGATCACCCGGTAAAACAGACCCCATGAAACCGCATATTACCGAAAAAGACGGGGCGCTCTGGTATATCGAGCCAATCCCCAACACCAGGGCAGAGGAGATGAATTATAAAGAAACCTGGCTGAGTGACCGGATGCGCACGGCAGGTATTGGTAACGACGGAAGGGAAGCGTATCTGATCATTGAAATGATCCCGGAAGGGACACAAAAAATTATTTACGAAGCGATGCCGCGCAATGAAATCGGTATGCCCGCAGGATGGGCGCGATTACGTGGGCGGGGAGTTGCAATCACTACCAGTGCCCATTTACTGAACAAACTGGCGGAATACCTGCAACGTCATGGAGATCGCACGGTGTGGGAGGTCACATCAACAGCAGGTTGGCATTGTGGAGCCTATGTTATGCCTGATGGCGAGGTGATTGGTGTGCCTGACCGTCCCGTAGCATTCTGCGGCGGATCTGCCGCCATCAAAGGCTATATTGTCAGGGGCACGGTGCATGAATGGCGAAATAATGTTGCTTCTCTGATGCGTGGCAATCACTCAATGATGCTTGGGGTGCTGGTCGGGCTGGCAGCCCCGCTAAATTCCCTTGTGGGTGGTAGTTGTTTTGGTATTCATCTTTTCGCGCAGTCGTCAGCGGGGAAAACCACGACTGTGGAGGCCGCCACCAGCCTTTATGGCGACCCTGAAATGCTTAAACTCTCGTGGGATGCCACCCGGCACGGGCTGACAGTGGAAGCAGCTGCACGTAATGACGGTTTTATCCCTATTGATGAAATTGGTCAGGGAGGAAGGGTTAATGACATTGCGCAATCCGCCTACAGCCTGTTTAACGGTGTGGGCAGGATTCAGGGGCGCAAGGACGGCGGTAATCGTGCGGTAATGCGCTGGAAAATAGCGGCACTAAGCACCGGAGAAGAAGATTTTGAAACCTTCCTGTTAAAAGGGGGAATTGCCCCAAAGGCAGGGCAACTGGTGCGACTGCTAAGCATTCCCTTTACCGATACAACGGTGTTTAACGGTTATGACGATGGTGATCAACATGCCAGGGCCATAAAGCGACTTTCATCAAATTATTGTGGCGCTGCGGGACGTGAGTGGGTGCGCTGGTTATCCGCTCACAAGGAGCTGGCTATCAACACCACTTCAGATAAAGAAAATGCCTGGCTGGGAAATCTGCCTGAAAATGCCTCGTCACAGGTAAGGCGAGTGGCATCGCGATTCGCCATGCTGGATGCAGCCGGAGAGCTTGCCACCGCAATTACTGGCTGGACAGCTGAAGAATGCCGGGAAGCAACGCAACGGGCTTTTGATGACTGGCTACAGGATTTCGGGCTGGAAAACCGGGAAAAATATCAGGTCATCAGTCGCGCCCGTGACTTTATTCAGCGCCATGCCCTGAGTCGTTTTCAGCCTTATACCTACGGGAAAAGCAATGGGGATATGGATAACCACTATGCATCCCGTATAAGCAATCTTGCAGGCTATCTTGTCAGCGGTAAGCGTGAGGATGGAAAACCCGAATATCACATTATCCCGTCAGTGTTTGATAGCGAAATTTTATGCGGTATATCCAGGAACTTTGGGTGTCAGGCGCTGGAAGAAGCCGGAATGCTGGTTTGTGCAGAACCTGGTCGCTGGACATCGAAAACAGTGAAGATTAACGGAACACAGCAGCGATTTATCGTGCTGATTGATCAGGCAGAAGACGAATAGCACAACCTACGCTCGCAGAGGGTCAAAAATCGCGGGATATGCGGGATATCGGGATATGAAAAATATATTGCATAAATATCAGTTATTTATGTGTTGTTGTCGTATCCCGCTGTATCCCGCCGTATCCCGGTATTTAGGTTTACGAGTGGTTGTAAAACAAACAAAATAACCGTATCCCGGAATGTATCCCGCAATATCTTATTGATGCATAAGCAAAAAAAAACTTACCGGGATATGGCGGGATATGAAAAATCACATAACGCTATGAAATAAATGGGGTTTTTTTGTTTATATCCCGATATCCCGGTAAAAAATGTTTTTTTACGCCTTATAGAGTACAGAAAAAAAGGTTGTTCAAATTTTGTATTACGATTGACTACTGTCAGCCATCCCACCCGGAAAAGGCATAAAAGCTGACAGGTAACTGACAATGAGACTGTTTTATTTTTACGTGCCGATATGACGGCAACAATGATGGGGCAGAGCATGACAAAACTGACCATTAACAGAAAACCGAAAGGTATTTACGGCACGCCGCAGAAAACGACGCAGGCGGCACAGAAGCAGGATAAAACCACATCGGCACATAAAGTGATGCCCGGTAACCAGAAAGCGCAGCAGAAGCCCACAGGGGCGACACCGTGGCGGCATATGACCAAACGCCAGCGCAAAAACCGCAGGCGCGTTAACCGTCTCACTGAGTTGTGGCCTGAATTATTCAGCCGGGAAGCACCGAAGCCACTTAAGGTGGGGATATTCGACGACCTGATGCAGGATATCGCCGTCAGGGGGCTGGCATTCGGTCCAGGGGCATTACGTGCGACGCTGGCATCTTATGCGCAGTGTCCGCGCTATTACCGCGCCTTAATGGCTGGTGGGGTGCGCTATGACCTGAAAGGCCAGCCGTGCGGCGAGGTGACACCACAGAAACAGAACGAGGCAGAAATGCGGCTGATGGCGCTGAATGAGAAGCGCAAACGCCAGCGCCGGGCAGCCAGGGAGAAAACAGGCGCATGATTCACGACAGCAAAGCGGAAGCACTGGAAGCGCGTGGACTGTACCGGAGAGCGGCGGCGCGGTGGGCTGAGGTCATCATGCTGGCGAATGATGACAAGGCACGGGAACAGGCGGCAAAACGTCGCGCGGAATGTATCCACAAGGCAGCACGCCCACCAGCAAGGCAGGATAATTTCGGGGAGATGCGCGAAACCATCAGCCGGGCACATGCCGGGATGGGATTACATCAGCCCAATGGTGAGGCATTCAGGAAATACCAAAAAAAGAACAATTGTAGTCAGTAACAGAGGATGGGATTCTCTTGGTTTTTTGTTGATGCTTTCTGAGGAAATCTACTACGTTGCTGAGCAGATGAATATTCAATTGCATCTGGGTTCCTGATAAGATTAATCTGAATATTTTCATTTGGAATAGGGATATGAATAAAACTTTAATTGCAACATTAGTCGGTATAGTAATGTTAACCGGATGTGGGCCAGAAGAGTTAACTCCAGAACAGAAACAGGAAGTAGCTGCTCTTAAAGCTGAACTGTCGCAAACGGAAGGTGAAATATCAGCAGCTAAGGAAGTTGACCAGCAGTTTTCTGGTGGGTTGATAAAAAATCTGACAACAGCAAGACTGGAAATATTAGGAACTAATAAAGCGCTTTTGGAACAGCGTATTAATGCTATTGAATCAGGTGCCAAAATTGATGTTGTTGTATCTGGAGTAAAACCTGATCCTGAGCTTGCGGCTTCAATTAAAACTGAAATTGACAGCTTAGATGCAAAAATCAACGAAGCCAAAGCTGATGCTCGTCAGTATAGTGGTGGTCTGATAAAGGTACTAAAATTATCTACTGTTGCCACTGAAGAGCAGACCATGGCAATGTTGCAGCAAAAGTACCTCACAGCCAAGTATGGCCTCGCTGAAGTTAAGCTGGCATCAGTACAAGCTAATGACGCAAAAAACAGTACTGAAACGGAAGTAACAGCCAAAAATTCCCAAGAGCAACTTCCTTTACTCCCGCCAGCGGATGGTCCGTTTGGCTTAGAAGCCGGTCTTACACAGAAAAACATCGAAGATATGATCGGTGCTAAGCTCAAGCCACTACCAGACAGTGTGAATCTGTATACTTCTGATAAATTACCGAAGCAAAACGCAGATTTTGAAATGTATGGTTTGCTGATCTCCCCGAAAGCTGGTTTATGTCAAATACGGGCTTTAGGAAAAAATATTGATACTGATAGCTATGGATTGGCTCTTAAATCAAAGTTTGAAGAATTGAGTAATTCTTTAAGTTCTCTGTATGGAAAGGCTGATACTACAGACTTTTTGCTGGCTGGTTCAATTTGGAAAGATCCTCAGGACTGGATGAGGGGGCTAAACAAAAAAGAACGCTTCTTATCTGCCACATGGAAGGGAACAAAAGAAATACCATTAAAAAACAATATTGATACTATATCTATTGAGGCCAGAGCGAACAATTCCACTCAGGGATATGTCTATCTGCAGTACTCATTTACAAATGACGAAATTTGTCAGGCAGAAATTGAAGGGGCGAAAAAAAGTTCCCTTTAAACAATCCGTGCAAAGCCCCTTAGTAAGGGGCTTTTATATATTAATGTTCAACGTGGGGGATTAGATGAAAGATAATCTAGCAAAACTAATTGAAAATACTTTAAAAGATATTCTATTAGCTAATGCTGCTCTAACATTCATTTTTGCAATACCAATGGCTATTATCAGTAGGCATGGGATGGGCATCACAATCTGGTTTATAACTGTGCTCATTGCACCTGCTCTGTGTGCAGTAGGTGCATGGCTTGTATCTCGAACATCCGGCCATGCTGAGGAGTTCTTTCATCGTCGGTGGGCTAAGCGAATTTATGTTTTTTATACTCTTGCGGCTGCCGAGTTTTTGCTTGTGTACTCAATCGCGCAAATAATGAAAAATCTGATGAAATAATTAACAAGTTATTATCATGGAGCTTGTGGCTGTTAACCTGCAGTGAGGCGACAATCGTGTATTTATAAAAACTTCCCCTTTTCACTCCCCGCAGCTTCTTCTGCTATTGCCTTTATGTTTGCATGCACCAACATCTGCCATACCTTTGCAGAAAAATCAGAGCATTCAGTGCCGAAGGTTGGTTTATTGATGCTTTTCGTTTCATTTATTGCAATTGTCTCTGGTATCATTTCAATAATTGCAATAATTGCAATTATTGTCATTCAGAAGGGATCATCATGAAAAATCACGGAGTAAAGCCAGTTTTACTTTCCCGGAGGCAGATCGAAGCCCTGCAACGCATCCAGGACGAAGAGCGTCAGAAATCTGTGCTTGGTGTGGCACCGTCAATTCATGTTATAGCCCGGCAACTGATGGATAAGGCACTTAAAGAGGTGAGACTGTGAAATTAAATATCAGAGTGGATAAACGCCAGCTATGGCAGAAAAAAGAGAACAGCGAGGCATTCAGGGCGTTGCTGGTGGAAAATCTTCAGCACCGGTTCAGTGGAGAGTTGCCAGACGCGCTGGGGAAAAAACTGGAATCTCTGACGGTGGAAATTGGCGATTATGGTTTTGTTGATGTTGAAAGCACGACTGCCAACACAGAAATCGTAAAACAGGTCGTCAACGATGTAATGAAAACCACGCTTAGCCAGCCATCCTGGCGTAACTGAATCCGCAAGGGGCGGTGATTGCCCCTCTCCGCCATACCCACAACGAATTCCTTTTTCGCATGAAGTGAATGTTTATCGTATATGCATGAGGTGAGCCACATGTTGATGAGTAAAGCCGAATACGCCAAATACAAAGGTGTAAGCCGCCAGACAGTTTACGACTGGATCGAGAAAGGCGAGGTGGTCATGTCGGGTAAAAAAATTGATATGGAGGCGACAGAGTGGCGAAACAGCCCACCATCACAGGGAAAAGACACTGTTTCTGAAATGTGGCCTGAGAGAACGCTGGAAATGACGTGGGGCGAGTTCTGGAAAGCTGTCAGGGACAGAGACGGTAAAATTCCTGCGCCAGTAACGGACGATGACATAAAGCAGTGTGTGCAGGATGCAGCCGGGGAATTAGGCTGGGAAGCACACTTTCTTGATGATGGTGCTATCTGCCTTGAGGATGATGAAGGACAGCATTACTTTGAACAATACAATTTGCGGGGTAATGCCAGGCTGGCAATTCGTATGCTGCGCTGTGAACTCTGCTATGTTGCAGGTGATTATCCTGATGAACTTGAATCATGGAGCGAGGCAGGACTAAACGCCCTGGCTGAATGGGAGAAAACAGGTCATTAACGGCCGCAAAAAGTGTCAAGTTGAGCAGCTTGCAAGGTTGACACTTTACACTCTGAACACGAAAAAGTGTCAACCTCGCTGTAAGCCCCGTCATTACTGGTCTTGCGCCATGTTTGCCACATCAAAAAGCAGAAAAAATCGCGAAAAGTGTCAAGTTGCCATGCTTAGAAATGCTAAGTTTTGTTAAGGTTTTTCGCGGAAAAGTGTCAAGTGTGTCAACCTTCTCTAAGATTTTCTGAGGTGTGATTGAGCGTGCTGTAACCTTCTTGTCGCAATGTGAATGAATGACTATAGTGCTGGTAACTTTAACAACAGAATCAGGTTACTGAGGGAAGTTTGTGATGAGTTTTTTTAGTCTTTATGGGAAAGAAATATTTTCTTTTTTTATTGCTATTTTTACATGGATGCTGAATAACAGATTTAAAAGCAAGGCAAAGTTATCCTATGGTTATCAGCATGGATTTACTTTTCTTGTTCATGAACCATTACGGGACACCAGTGGTGAAGTAATATCTAACTCACAATTGGTGTATACACGATCGATTATTCTTGTTAATGAAGGGCGAGAAAGTGCTACTAATATATCATTGGTTTTTAACTATAAGCCAATGCATATTAATTTTTGGCCTGTCCACCATGTTGAAGAAAATATTGAAAAGGATGGTCGCTATATTATCAGGCTTGAAAGCCTCGCACCAGGTGAGTCTATTCAATGTGAAATATTATCAATAAATAGAGAAGTTCCAAGCATTCTATCGATAAGATCTAAAGAGTGTGTGGCTGAGTTAGTGAATATCGTAATGCAAAAATCGATTAGTAATATTGCTCTACGTTGTTATCAATTATTAATACTTCTTGGAACTGGTACATTAACATATTTAATTATCGTTATTCTGCAATGGTTAGTCACTAAAACGGGATAATCCATCGTAATGAACGTATTAATGTGATATGAGTGCTGACAGGAAAGCCATGACCATCACCGAAGCCGATTTGCTGGAGATGATCCGCAGCATTACCGGAATCAAGCCGCCACGAAGCAAAATTAACAGGTGTTCAGTGCCTGTTTCCGTTGTGCTGCAACAGGAACGCCACCAGCATGATGTTGTGAGGCCGTATCAGTGGCGGAAACCGGACAAACCGAGACGATGA